AAGGCTGCGCCCGCGACCGAGCTTCTTCCTGCTGCTTCCACGCCTGCACCTCAGCCTGCATGGCGTAACGGTCGATAACAACACGGGGATATAAGGGGGACAACGATGCCTAACCCGCTGGTTCAGCACGCACGTCGAGAGCTCGAGGCGATCGGGGAAGACCCGGACGTCATCGACTGGTACTGCAAGGTCGTCGAGGTATTTACCGAGGCTGGTCACTCCGGTAGTTCCGCAGGGGTTGCGATCCCTACGCTCAGCCGACTTCTGCAGTTCAAGAACCTTGGACCGCTGACCAACGACCCGGAGGAGTGGTTCTTCCACGGTCCGGATATGTGGGATGGCAAGGAGGGCATCTGGCAGAACAAGCGGGATGGCGAAGCGTTCTCCTCTGATGGCGGCGTGACGTACACGCTTCTGTCCGAGCGAGACCGAGTTCTTCATGTCAGCGCCAAGGCCAAGGAGCCGAAGCCTGAGGAGCCGACGCTCTTCGAGTTGTGACTGTTGTGGGGGTAGGGTTCACGCCTTGCCCCCACGGCATGTCTTTTTTGAAAGGGGAGAGACTTGACTGTCACCATGTCAAGCGATATTACGGTCAAGCTGGTTCGGGCTCTGGCCTCTGATGAGATGGTTGTGCAGGCAGCACAGGTGTCAGTCAAGGGCGAGAACAAGCCGGGTACGGACGAGGCGCGACTGATCAACTACCTGATGAAGCACCGTCACGGTAGTCCGTTCGAGCACAATGCTTTCACCTTCTTCGTGGAGGCACCCATATTCGTCTTCCGTGAGTGGCATCGACACCGCATCTCAAGCATCAACGAGATGAGCGGTCGGTACACGAAGCTGTTGCCGAAGTTCTACACGCCGAACACTCACCGTAAGCTGCGGAATATCGGTACGTCCGCGCGTCCCGAGTTCGCTGAGGGCACTCACGAGCAGAAGCTTCTGGTCCACGGAGGCAACCGCAAGATCGCTGAGGCCTGCTGGCGTGAATATCAGCTGCAGCTTGACGCTGGAGTAGCCAACGAGGTTGCTCGAGCCGTCCTGCCTGTCAGCGTATATTCGCAGATGTACTGGACGGTCAATGCCCGGTCGCTGATGAATTTCCTCTCTCTTCGGATTGACTCTCCTGATTCTCTTGTCAAGTCCCGCCCGCAGGCGGAGATCCAGATGGGGGCTGAGCAGATGGAGGCATATTTCGAGGAGCAGATGCCGCTTACTCACTGGGCTTGGACGAACAATGGTCGGGTCGCGCCTTGACCTTGGGGCGCCCTCCTGCAAGAACTGTGGACACACAGCAGTCCTTCACTGGGGGAGCTTATTCAAGGGGAAAGATTACTGCAGCATTCCAACGTGCAGTTGCCAACACTATAAGAGAGAGGTGGGGAGTGAAGTCGCCGTCGGAGGAGTTGTTGAAGCGGCCTAAGTTGAAGTGCGCCAAGTGCGGGCACACGGATAAGAAGCACAATGTGACATGGGACGGCGGTCATGAGCACTGCAACGCGATCGGGTGCCCGTGTCCGAAGTTCTACCACGTAGCCGAGGCGACTACCGCAGCTATCGAGGCGGCTGTCAAGGCGGGGGAGCTGTGCAAGGAGTGCAATCACTCATATTCCAGGCACAAGCAGGTGGACGACCATCAGAAGCAGCAGGCGCACTGGCCGTGCATGGACTGTTTCTGTGATGAGTTCCGCTTCTACTCGAAGATCAGATCGGTGGATGGCATCATGGCGCTACTTGATGAGAAGTGTAAGGACGACGATCCCGTCAACCACCCGTCTCACTACACAGCATATCCCGGTGTGGAGGTGATCCAGCTTACTCGTCATATGTCGTTCAACCGTGGCAATGCGGTCAAGTACACGGCGCGGGCGGGTCTGAAGGATAAGAACACCGAGATCCAAGACTTGGAGAAAGCAGTCTGGTATCTCCAAGACGAGATCAAACTCCTGAAGGGGGAGTACGAAGTATGAAGGTTCATGCCGACATCACTGAGTCTGGGGCTCTGACAGCTGGGAAGCTGCACGAACTCCTCGATCAGGTGCCAGCAGACGCCACGATCGTCATCAAGTGTGAAACTGATGGTCGAGACGGCACGAAGTCCTGGAGCTTCAAGGCCGAGTGGGATCACCCTAACCGGGTTAAGTTCCCGATTCATCAGCCCGCATATCGCGGCCAGGGACAGTTTGGAGATCACTAAGTGGCTAGACCGCTTATCAGTCTCGGGGTCTTCATCCTGAGTGTCCTGGCAATCATCTGTTTCGCCGCGTTCCTCGTCGCACCGCAGTATATCGGTGAGGGTCGCACGCTTAGCCCGTTGGCACTGGCGTCATGGATATTCGGGTCGGCCTCCGTCATTGGGTTCCTTCTCATCGGGCAGCGTGTCTGGTGGGCTTGGTACATCAACGTGTTCGTGCAGGTGTGCTGGGTCGTCTTCTGGGTCTGGCGTGGTGAGTACGGACCGATCATCACCAGCGTCATCTACATCCTTGTCTTCGTTCAGAACGCCCTCAGGTGGTCTCGCGAGTACATCGTAGATGAAAGGGATATCCCGAAGGGTCAGCGCACTCTTCGACGCTTCGGTAACCACCCCAACGAGGAGACGAATGAGGAAGCTCTCTGAGCTAACGATTGTGACGGGATTGATCTTGGTATCGATCCTGCCTACGATTCCGGGCCCTAAGGACTCGGATGACCCGCCTACAGGAAGGACGGCAATCATTTCTCAGAGTGACGACGACTTCGCCACTTACGCCGAGGATGATATCCCCGACGAGGACGACACCGATGATGAGGACGCTCAGCCAACTAGGGTAGCTGAGTAACTCATGCAAGATGACCAGTTCACCTATGCTCCAGACGGAAAGGCATATTGCCTGAAGTGTGGTACCCGAGCAATGTCATCAGCCGCTGCCCACGTGATGCTACACCGATATTTCCTCAACAACTCGGTGTGGTACCAGGCGGCGTGAACAGATCGTCTGAGCGATCGCAAAGAGCCCCTTAAGCTCAGAGCGCCCCCGGTGAGAGCGGGGTGTGGGGCCATCCTAGCTATGCACTCGTTTAAATGGACGAGATTCAAAAGCCCCTGGCTAGATGATGGGCAAAAATATCCGACAACAGGGAATCCGACCAGGAAGGAGAGATGTGGACCGAGCAGCATAGGGGCGCTACAACCTCTATGTCTGCTCGGTCCATGTCCTATATTTTTGTGGTTAATAAAACGGGGGAGCACATCGAGGATTCAGAGATCCTTCTCGATGAGCTGTGGGTGGGGTTCGAGGACTTCCCGAACTACGAAGTGAGCAACTACGGACGCGTTGTGAATATCCGAACTGGTCGGGACCTGAGGCCCTCTGTGGACTTCAATGGTTTCCACCATGTCGCGCTATATCACAAGGGGCTGCGTACGGACGTGATGGTCCATCGTCTGGTGGCTAAGGCATTCTTCCTTAACTATCAGGATGGGCTGGAGGTCAAGCATATCAATGAGGACCGTAATGAGAACACGGTGCTCAATCTGACACTGACGGGAGAGCCAGTGAGAAAAGGGGCAAGATCATGGCGCTAGTCGGCTATATCTTGGGGGCGTTCGTTCGAGGATTCCTCTTCGGACTGAATATGGACAAGCACAACACCAATGGGGGGAAACAACACCAATGACCATGCAATGATGCACACGAAAGGACACAGCCATGGATGCAGAGGTTTGGAAGGTCGTTATCGACGACCCGCAGTATTCGGTCAGCAGTTGGGGCCGTGTGAGGAACCGCGTGACGGGTAAGGACCTGAAGGTCACTATCTCGGCTAACGGATATCCCACAGTTGCCCTTCGTGGGCGGTCGGTCTTGTTGCATAGGTTGGTTTACATCAACTTCATCGACGAGAACCTTCCTGACCGGCAGCATATCCGTCACATCGACGGAGACCTGCTGAACTGTCGACCCAACAATCTCATATCGAGAGGTCGGCAGCACTACATCCCGACAGGCAATCCTCCGGGACGACCCAAGAAGCGCGTTCGCGTTGTAGAGACGGGCCATGTCTATCCTTCACAGATAGAGGCGGCTGCAGCTCTCGGCGTTCGGACGAGCTTCATCAACAACGTCCTTCGTGGGCGTTCGAAGACGGTGAAGGGTCTGCACATTGAGTACGTGGACTGATTGGGTCCCAACCATATTGATAGCTCTCTGCGTCGGGGTGATGACCTACCTCGCCGCAGGGACTATCTGGTTCGCAGCTTGGAGAGTCACCATGTGGCGCGACAGGAGACGAAGACACAAACAGAGGGGGTGACATGGGGGTAGAGCTATATCCGCATCAGTGGAAAGCATTGGGGGAGATGTCGAATGGATGCGTCCTACGAGGAGGAGTTGGCACAGGCAAATCAAGAACCGCTCTTGCTTATTTCTTTACGCAAGTGTGCCTGGGGTCAATTAGAGTTAACGGTCGCGGCGATTTCGGGGCCATGGAACGGCCACGTGACCTCTACATCATTTCGACGGCCAAGAAGCGGGACAATGGAGAGTGGCTTGGTGAAGCAGCTGCTTTTGCTCTCTCTACCAGTCGGGATGCCTCTTTCCAAGGAGTTCAAGTCACGGTTGATAGCTGGAATCGAATCGGAGATTACGTCAATGTTAAGGACGCGTTCTTCATATTCGATGAGCAGAGGCTTGTTGGCTCGGGTGCTTGGGTTAAGGCGTTCCTCAAGATAGCGAAGCAGAACGAGTGGATTCTCCTCTCGGCGACGCCGGGCGACACGTGGATGGACTATATTCCAGTCTTCGTGGCCAACGGGTTCTACAAGAACAAGACGGAGTTCGTCCGGCGTCACGTTGTCTTCAGCAACTACTCCAAGTTCCCCAAGATCGATCACTTCATCGAGACCAGTAGGCTCGAGCGCTTCCGTAAGCAGATCGTAGTGGATATGCCATACGTGCGGCACACAAAGCGGCACGTCCTGAATATCATGGTTGAACATGACAAGGAGCTCTTCGACAAGGTTACGAAAGAGCGATGGCATATCTACGAGGATCGTCCGCTTAAGGATGTTGGCGAGATGTTCGTCGTCATGCGTAAGTTGGTCAATGGGGATCCATCAAGGTTGGGAGCGGTGATGCAGCTGTGGGAGAAGCACAAGCGCCTCATCATATTCTACAACCACAATCACGAGCTAGACGCACTGCGAACTCTCGCGAACACATGCAACGCACCGGTGGCCGAGTGGAACGGGCACAAGCATCAGGAGATTCCTGACAGTGACAAGTGGCTATATCTTGTCCAGTACACCGCAGGAGCTGAGGGATGGAACTGCACGGCTACGGACGCCATGGTGTTCTACTCGCTCAACTACTCATATCGTCTAACGGAACAGTCCAAGGGGAGGATCGACCGACTCAACACTCCATATATTGATCTGTGGTACTACGTGCTCAGATCCAATTCAGCGATTGACAATGCCATCATCCGCTCGCTAGCCCAGAAGCGAGATTTCAACGAGAAGGAGTTGTTCAGTGAGTGATCACACTACGAGCAGGCTCCTAGTCGTCCTAGCCATATTCGCCATCGGTTTCATGGTGACGATCATGGTAATGCTTATGGATGCGAACGCCAAGCGTGTTCCGCGCTGTAAGTGGTGCGGCGTCAAGTTGCGATGGTGGCAATTCTACTGGTGCCGCGTCTGTTCTTTCTTCATGCGATGGAACTATCCCAGTCCTCCATGTCGAGAGAACGGACGACGGCTTGCCAGTCCCGACAGATTCTTTGGAGTTAAGTAAGTGGATACGGAGTGGCGACGGATTCCCGAGTTCCGTCAGTATGAGATCAACACACAGGGACAGATCCGTCATCGGATCAATCTGAACATCCTCAAGGTTCAGCAACCAGACAAGAACCCATTCGTCGGGCTTCAGAAGGACGGCAAGCAGCATAGCCGTTCTCCCAAGAAGCTCGTGCTTACTGCCTTCCCGGAGCTGCGCAGTAAGTAATGGAAGACTGGCGCTACATCCTCAACTCGAAGGACTGCTATATCAATCTCGATGGGGACGTCGTTCAAAACGACAGAGAGGTTGAGCCCTTCCGTCACGGGCGCAGTGGATATCGAGCTGTGGAGCTCCTGCTCAGCACTAACGAGTATGACCATGGTACTCGGGAGTGGAAGAGGGGAGCGCAGGTTGTGTACGTATGGGAGTTGATGATCCAGGCTTGGTTCACAAGATTCCCGGATGGAGCAGAGCCATATTTCCTTGATAGGGACGTGTGGAACTGCTCGGCCGAGAACTTGCGGGCGGTCATTTTCGACCCTAGTACCGGCACTGAAAGAGTCGTTCACGCACGAGAGGAGTCGTGGGGGTACTCGTTTGACAAGCGTTTGAAGGGTAGAGTGGAAATACTCGAAACAAACGCAACATTTTCGAGTCCCGCGGAGGCCGCAAAAGCGGTCAATGGGACCCGATCTGGGGTGAGTTTGGTGCTCTCAGGACGCCTTGAGACGCACTGTGGGTACCATTTTCGGTGGGCCTAATTCTGAAAAGCTTCAGGGAACTACACTGAACTTCCGCATGTTTCCGGGCTTTTTGGTAGTGGCTCTGGCCAAATCCCAAAAATTTGTATCTAAAACTCCCTAGAGAAGAATCAGATAGTTTTAATTAAAACAATCTCGTTTCTCCCAGAGAAGTTTTGGCGAAAATTTTTGGGATTTGGCCAGAGGGTTATGATAGGTTAAAACAATCATTAGGGGGAGAGCAATGCCACTAGAGCGTACCCGGCGTCAGGTTCGGGTTGTTGAGACGTCCGAGATCTTTCGGAACCAGTCTGTCTGTGCCGAAGCACTTGGGATATCCCAGCCTCTCGTCAGCGTCGTGCTGGCATCGGATGGTAAGCGCACCGCCAAGGGCTTCCACCTGGAATATGTCGATTAAAACAATCGTCGCGCCAAAAACACACGCTATGATAGAAGGAGTAAAGTGCCTGTGGTAATCACAGCCTCTCATTTTTGCGATCGGAGCACCGGATGAAGGAAAGCGCCTTTCAGGCAGAGGTCATCAGAGACCTCAAGGATATCTTCCCAGGATGCATCGTCCTGAAGAACGATCCTAACTACCTGCAGGGCTTTCCTGATCTGCTGATTCTCTTCCGTAACCGATGGGCAGCTCTCGAAGTCAAGGCTAGCTACCTTGCCGAGCATCAGCCCAACCAGGACTACTACGTCGACCTGCTCGACGGGATGAGTTTCGCAGCATTCATATTTCCCGAGAACAAGGATGCGATCTTCAATGAACTTCAACACACATTTCGAGCTCGCAGGCAAGCACGCCTTCCTCAGCGCTAGCAAATATGCGTGGATCCGTTACGACCTCGACAAGCTCGAGTCTGTCTACCGGAACCACCAGGAAGCACAGCGCGGGACAGAGCTCCACGAATTCGCCGCCAACGCGATCCGCCTGGGCATCAAACTGCCTAGGACCAAGAAGACGATCAACGCCTTCGTGAACGACGCGCTGGGATATCGGATGGTGCCTGAGCAGATCCTCTTCTACTCGAGCAACGTCTTCGGCACCACGGATGCAATCTCGTTTCGTCAGAACATGCTGCGGATCCACGATCTGAAGAACGGCGTCACCAAGGCCTCGTTCGATCAGTTGCTGATCTATACAGCGCTCTTCTGTTTGGAATATCGAGTCGACCCCTCAACGATCGACATCGAGCTTCGTCTCTACCAGGAGAACGAGGTTCGCGAACTGATCCCTGACCTTGACGACATCGTCGAGATCATGGCAAAGGTCGTTTCGTTCGACAAGCGAATCGAAGAGCTGAAGCTGGCGGCCTTCGCGTGAGCGGGAACCTGATCTGGTCCCTCGTTCTTAGCGCGATTGGCATCTACGGCATATTCCTCGCTGGCTCCAAGAACATCTGGGGTTGGGCCGTATCCTTTAGCGCTCAGGCGCTTTGGATTATCTTCGCTCTCGTGACTGGGCAGTATGGGTTCATCCTGTCTGCTCTGGTCTATGGGTGGGTCTACGGTCGCAACTATATTCGATGGCGCAACGAAAAGCGGAAGGAGGTCCGTGATGATGACTGACGAAGCAGAAGAATTCCTCGCTCACTACGGCATCCTCCGTAAGAGCGGAAGATATCCGTGGGGCTCTGGAGACAACCCCAACCAGCGCAACAAGGCGTTCCTGGATCATGTCGACTCTCTCAAGAAGAAGGGCCTGACTGAAGTCCAGATCGCTGAAGGACTCGGCATCAAGACCACCGAGCTCCGAGCCGCTAGGTCCATCGCCAAGAACGAGCTTCGGAAGGCTGATATTTCCCAGGCCCAGCGCCTGAAGGAAAAGGGCCTCTCGAATGTCGCCATTGGTGAGAGGATGCAGATCAACGAATCATCCGTTCGTGCTCTGCTCAATCCCAGCATGCAGGAGAAGGCCGATAACCTCGAGACCATCTCCAACTTCCTGAAGGATCAGGTAGGCGAGAAGGGATATTTGGACATCGGCTCTGGCACCGAGAACCACATTGGCATTAGCGCAACCAAGCTCAACACGGCAGTCGCCCGACTTGAGGAAGAAGGATATAAGCGCTACTACGTCAAGGTGGATCAGCTCGGCACCGGCAAGCAGACGACGATCAAGGTTCTGGCTCCTCCTGACACGCCATATTCTGATGTGTACAGGAACCGAGCCAGCATCAAGTCGGTTGCAGGATATAGCGAAGACGGTGGTCGCACCATCCTCGGCATCGAGCCGCCCAAGGCTATCGACTCCAAGAGGGTCGAAGTCAAATACGGGTCTGAAGGCGGTGCTCAGAAGGATGGTGTGATCGAGGTCCGTCGTGGCGTTGATGACGTCTCGCTCGGTGGCGCCAAATATGCGCAGGTCCGCGTGGCTGTCGATGGGACTCACTATCTCAAGGGCATGGCCATGTATGCCGATGATCTGCCTCCTGGGGTCGATATTCGCTTCAACACCAACAAGGAGAACACGGGCAACAAGCTCGACGCTCTGAAGCCGTTGAAGACGGACAAGACCACTGGTCAGGTCGATCAGGACAATCCCTTCGGTGCTGTTATTCGCCAGCGTCACTACACTGACGCACATGGCAAGGATCAGCTCTCGCCCATGAACATCGTCAACGAGGAAGGCAACTGGCTCGCGTGGTCATCTAGCCTCTCTTCGCAGATGCTGTCTAAGCAGAGTCCTGCTCTTGCCAAGAAGCAGCTGGAACTCGCTTTCCAGTCCAAGCAGCGTGAGTTCGACGAGATCAACAGTCTCACGAACCCGACGATCAAGAAGAAGCTGCTCGAGTCGTTCGCCGATGACGCGGATTCCTCAGCAGTCCACCTTAAGGCAGCCGCACTGCCACGACAGGGCACGCATGTGATCCTCCCCATCAACACGATGAAGGAGAACGAGATCTACGCGCCCAACTATCGCAATGGCGAGAAGGTCGTGCTGGTTCGATATCCTCATGGTGGAACCTTCGAGATCCCGGAACTGACGGTCAACAACCGACAGGCCGACGCTAGGCGGATCCTAGGAAATGCGAAAGACGCGGTTGGCATCCATCACAAGGTTGCCGGTCGTCTGTCTGGTGCTGACTTCGATGGCGACACCGTTCTGGTTATTCCCAACAACGACCAGAAGGTGAAGAACTCACCGCCTCTTGCCGGGCTCAAGGGTTTCGACCCTCAGGCGGCCTATCCCAAATATGATGGGATGAAGGTCATGTCGGCAAGAACCAAGCAGTTGAAGATGGGTGACGTCTCCAACCTCATCACAGATATGACTATTCAGGGTGCTCCTCAGTCCGAGATCGCTCGGGCCGTTAGGCACTCGATGGTTGTTATCGATGCGGAGAAGCACAAGCTGAACTGGAAGCAGTCAGCCATCGACAACGGGATCGCAGAGCTCAAGCAAAAATATCAGGGTAGCTCAAAGGCCGGTGCGTCGACGCTTATATCTAAGGCGTCTTCAAGCGTACGAGTTCCTGATCGCAAGCTTCGCTCAGCAGCAAACGGTGGACCGATCGACCCCGAAACGGGCCGTAAGGTGTATGAGAATATAGATTCCTCTTACACTAACAAGTCGGGCAAGGTTGTGGCCAAGTCCATATCCTCCACCAAGATGGCCGAGACTCATGACGCATATTCTCTCTCCTCAGGCACGCCTATGGAGACGGTATATGCTGACCATGCCAACAAGCTGAAGAGTCTCGCCAACACCGCACGCAAGAATATACTGTCCACGCCCAGCATCCCATATTCTCCTAGCGCAAAGAAAGCGTATGAACCCCAGGTGACGTCCCTCAAGGCTAAGCTAAATATAGCCTTGAAGAACCAGCCCCTTGAGAGGCAGGCCCAGCTACTGGCCAATGCCACCGTCACTGCCAAGAGGCAGGCCGATCCAGAGATGGAAGCAGCGGATCTCAAGAAGATTAAGGGTCAGGCGCTCACTGCTGCACGCATTAGGACTGGGGCACAGAAGCAACGCATCGAGATCACACCTGAAGAGTGGAATGCTATTCAGGCAGGCGCACTCAGCACCAACACGCTTAGCCAGATCCTGAACAACACTGATCTGGACAAGGTTAAGCAGTTGGCCACTCCTCGAGAGTCTAAGGCGATGACCCCTGACAAGCTCGCGTTGGCTAAGGCCAGACTTGCAAGCGGCTACACCCAAGCAGAGATCGCTGATTCCTTGGGCGTGTCTACCACCACACTCAATGAAGCCCTATCGTGAGGAGGGATTGACAATGGCTACTGCAACACTGCACATGCTGACTACGGTCGACAATCCCTACAACCCTTACACCCAATGGGATGAATGGTCAGAGTACGACACGAGTCATGGCTATCACACGAGCGCGCTGCTTGCTCGCATCGCTCACACATCTGACGAACTCTCTGATGCCGACCAAGACTTGGCATTGGAGCTAGCAATCGATGAGATCGTGCGTGTGAACGCGCTTGGACTGTATAGGAAGATTCCCATCGGCACTGTGGAGACTTCCGATCCTGCGTTGCTGCAGATGCAGTCATCGTCAAGCGTGTGAATCGAGGCTGAAGAGGAGGCCGTAGTTGATTAAAATTCCATGGCAACCCCATGGTCTCAGCTACGGTCCTCTTCAGTTCTCCCAATTGAGATCGCTTCCATCGCGAACTTCACAAGGCCTCTTTAGTTTTTGCCAAAACTGTAATAGTTATGGTATAATACTTGGGGAATGTGAAGACCGGGGGGAGGGGTCTCGCAAAAGTACCCCCCTTGCGCATCGCCGCTGTCCCCAAAAATGCCCCGGGGGTCAAAAGAACTAGAAGTCCGCCGTTTGGAACGGGGTAGGAACCCTAGTAGAAGTAGTAGAAGGGCCGCCAAGTGCTGCCCAGAAGTACCCCAGAACTGTTTTCACTTTCCCTCCATGCCGTGAGCGGTTCTGGTGGGTGCATCAAGGCCGCCAACAAACGGGTTTCATCAGGCCCATCTCCTTTCAAGCAGCGCACTACCCAGCGCTGAAGGTCTTGGTGCATCCTCCAGAGCTACTCACGTTTCCTCAGTCCGATAGAAAGGAGTGTCACATGGTACAGAGCAAGCTGACCAACCAGGTTCACATCTCGAAGCAGAGCTCGTCTCGTCAAGGCGCGACGATCGACACCTTCCTGATCCACCACCAGGCGAGCACCAGCGACGACGCCACGATCAAGATGATGGTCGAGGCCACCCGAGAGGTTTCCGCCAACTACACCATCAGCAACGAGGGTCGCCTCACGCTGGTTGTCCCCGAGGAGCTTCGCGCTTGGACCTCTGGCTCGACTGACGATGGCGGAAAGGGCGCTGCCTGGGATCGTCGTTCGATCACCGTCGAGATCGAGAACCAGACCGGAGACCCCGACTGGAAGATCAGCGACGCTGCCCTCAACAAGGCGGCCGAGCTTCTCAATGACCTCAAGAAGCGGTACAAGATCGCGCACGTCCTCGGGCACCGCGACCTCTGGGAGAAGTACCAGGCGTCCTACCCGACGTACTGCCCCGGCCCGCACACCGTCGCCGAGATCGTCAAGCGTGCTGCGGCTCACCCCGCTCCGGCTCCGGCGCCCGCTCCTAAGCCTGCGCCCAAGCCCGCTCCTAAGGGGACGGACCTGGTCAAGTCGGCCAAGGGTGACGGCTGGGAGTTCAACATCCCGAGCGCTGCTCTGACGGTTCGACTCCAGCGTGCTCTCGGTGCTCGGGGTCGCTACAAGGGTCCGGCGAACGGCAAGTTCACGGTCGACACCGCCAAGGGCGTTCAGCTCACCATTGAGCACGTCGGCTACTCCGGTCCCATCGATGGCGACATCGAGAAGAATGGCTGCCACCTTATCCAGGTGTACGCCCAGAAGTTCGGTAGCTACATCGGGCCTGTCGACGACCGGCTCGGATCATTCAGTTGGACAGGCTTCTGCCTGGGATTGGAGCGCCCCTGATGATGGGCCCCGAAGACAGCATCGACATCCTCGACGGGATCGTCGTTCCGCAGGATCCCATGGATCTCCTGCAGTGTGACTCCTGCCAGTAAAATGGTAGGTGGCTGGGTTGTTACTTCTGGGAGGAAGTAGGGGGCAACTCAGTAGCTAGAAAATCTGTCTGGGCCTTCCTAAAGGTTCTATGCCTTAACAGCCAGGGGTGGTTGGGGAAGGCCCAGACAGAAAGCTGACCAACAGACCCAAACAGTGGAGGTGAAATCTTTGGTCACGTCTCGTAGAAATTCTGAGTCGGATCGACCACGGAGACCACCCGCCACCACACCTGAGGCTCGAGAGAATCAGATGATTTCTCTGGCGGTCTCCCTAGCCGAGAGGCAGTTGTCGGAAGGCACGGCCTCGTCTCAGGTCATCACGCACTACCTCAAGCTCGCAACGACTCGAGAGCGCCTCGAGCAAGAGAAACTCGCCAGAGAAAACGAACTGCTTCGTGCTCGCACAGAGTCGATGGCTTCGGGCAAGCGAGTTGAAGAACTCTACGACCAGGCCATCAGCGCCATGCGCTCATACCAGGGTCAGGAGATCGACGAGTATGAGGATTAGAACTTACAGGGAGCTTCGTCGGCTTCGCACCTTCGAAGAGCGATTCGAATATCTGTCGCTCAGAGGACAAGTCGGCGAAGCTACCTTCGGCTTCGATCGGTACATGAACCAACAGTTCTACCGGTCAACTGAGTGGAAGCAGATCCGTCAGAAGGTTATTGCTCGGGACCTGGGGTTGGACCTCGGGGTTGAAGGACATGAGATCTATGACAAGATCATCATCCATCACATGAATCCGATGCGAGCCGAAGAGATCGAGCACGGCGACTCGGCGATCCTGGAACCAGATTTCCTGATCACCACGACGCATGCCACTCACAACGCAATTCACTACGGCGACAGCTCACTGCTTCCGCAGCCAATGGTCGATCGTAGACCCGGTGACACCAGACTCTGGTGATGAAATTTAAGGAGGCGACAATTGGCCGACACTAGCATTCTCGATAGCACCAAGAAGGTGCTCGGGTTCGACTCGGATTACACCGCCTTCGATCTCGACATCATCATGCACATCAACGCTACCCTCTTCACGCTCCAGCAGCTTGGGGTTGGTCCCGACGATGGCTACCTGATCACCGGCAACACGGAGACCTGGGACCTGTTCCTTACGGATACCAAGCTTCTCTCCGCGGTCAAGAACTACGTCTACCTCAAAGTTCGGATGCTCTTCGATCCTCCCGCGACTTCGTTCGCGATCGATGCGATCAACAAGCAGATCGCCGAACTCGAGTGGCGGATGAACGTCCAAAGCGAGAATAACAAGATGGTCGTTGTAATCACGGATCCGGAGCTCACGCCATGACCGACGTCAACGATTTCCTTGCTCACTACGGGGTACTCGGCATGAAGTGGGGTCATCACAAAAGTGCAGACTCTGGTTCCGGTGCCGCGAATAAGCCCACTCTCGTTCTTACGAAGAAGTTCTCTTCCGGCGAATCGGTCTCCATCTACCAAGAGCCAACTCCGCTGCTTGGCCGAGCGCTAGCCAAAGTCTTCCCGGGCCTAAAGGCTCAGCAGGCTAAGGTTGCCTCTTTCCACCTAAAGGACCAGGATGGGAAAAAGGTGGGAGACGCATCCTTCTTCCGCACGTCGAAAGAAGAGATGTATCTCGACTGGATCGGCATCAAGCCTCAGCATCGCGGTAAGGGCTATGCCAGCGCGGCACTGCAGGGGGTTGTGAAATACGCCCAGCATGAAGGCGTTAAGAAGTTGACCCTTGAGGTTCCGGGTAACGCTCCAGACGCCAGGCATATCTATTCGAAGCTCGGCTTCAAGGACACTGGCGAGACCAGCGGTTCGAAAAACGACTACTGGGGCGGCCTAAGCAAGATGGAGTTGCGCGTCGACTCTATCAAGCATGCGGCAGAAGACGTTGCCTGGGAGCAAAAGTTCGCAGACGAGTTCGCTCAGTTCCTTATCGAGAACCTAGCTAACTTCCCAGTGGCCGATTCAGAAATTTCTCATACAGACGAAGGAGGTGACACCATGACGGATGACAACGTCGAAGATTTCCTTGCTCACTACGGAGTCCTCGGCATGAAGTGGGGGCATCGTAAGTCTCAGAGCACGGTCGATGCTCTTGGCGGTAAGGGCACCACGCACGTCAAGGAGATTTCTCTTGACGCAGCTAACGCTCATGCGGTGGCCAAGAAGATCAAGACGCATGGTCTGGACTCCCTTTCCAATAAGGAGCTCCAGGACTTCGTCAATCGGACCAACCTGGAGCAGCAGTATTCCAGGCTGAACCCGAAGAAGACACTCCCGGGTCAGAAGTTCGCAACGGACGTTCTGACTAACACGGGCAAGACCCTTGCCTCGCAATATGCCGCCAAGGCTGCGAAGCAGGGCATTGAGGCCCTACTCAAGGGCGCAATGAAGTAGATCAAGAGAGGACTAAAATGTCGCTTCCCTGGGACGAGCCTGCACCCTCGTACACGGTCAGCCCGACTCCGACCGACACCACGTCCACCGACGCTGCCACGACCGATGCTTCGGCTCCGGCTGACACCACGTCGACGGACACGACCACGACCGAGGCATCCGCTCCGGCCGACACGACATCTTCGACGGACACCACGTCCACCGATGGCGTCGTCGTCACCTCGGACCAGGAGATTCCTCCTGCCGACAGCTACACGGTTACGCCGAACGACTCCACTGAGGCGCCGAACGACTATGTCGTGACCCCGGCCACCCCTATCGAGACCGTCGCCGATGCTCCGGCTGAGACGACCACGACCGATGCTCCGGCTGAGGCCCCCGTCGAGGAGCCCGCGCCTGCTGACGCCCCGGTGGACACTGCGGTTGATGCTCCGGCTGACACCGCGCCTGTCGATGGCTCGGCCCCCACGGAGACGACCGACACTCCTACGGAGGGGACTGACGCTTCCGCCGACGTTCCTGCCGAGCAGCCGGTTGTTTCCGAGGAGCCCGCCCCGACGGAGGTTTCTCCCGAGGTGACGCCGGAGGCCCCCGCTGAGGAGCCTGCTCCTGTCATCGGCGAGACGGCTCCCGAGGCCCCCATCGAGACGGCTCCTGAGGTCACCACGACCGACGGCGCTCCCTACGAGGGCGGCAACGCGATTCCTGCTCCGGCTGACACCACGGTTGAGGCTCCGGCTGACACCACGGTTGAGGCTCCGGCTGACACCACGGTTGAGGCTCCGGCTGACACCACGGTTGAGGCTCCGGCTGACGCTCCCGTCGAGGCGCCCGCGCCTGTCGAGATCGGCTCCAACGGCAGCACGTTCGAGGCGTCCTTCCAGGTGTCGGTGCTGGTCAGTGCTCAGAAGAGCACGGATGGCCAGTTCAGCATCAACATTCCGCAGGGTCAGACGGTTCCTGCTGAGACCGCTGAGGCGCTTGCCCGCTACATCCTTTCGGGTGAGGGCGGTCGGCCTCTCGACTAAGTAGAAAGGAGGGTTGGCGATGAGCCTCTCAAACACGGCTACACCTATTTACTATGGCCGCTTTCGTGAAGCAGTTATTCGCGGAGAGATTCCGGTGAATAGAGAAGTTGCACTTGAGATGAATCGCATCGACGAACTCATCGCCAACCCTTCGTTCTACTACGACGACCAAGCCATCAACGGATTCATCAGGTTCTGTGAGAACGAGCTGACCCTGACTGATGGCAGTGATCTCCACATGCTCGATTCCTTCAAGCTGTGGGCTGAGCAGATCTTTGGGTGGTACTACTTTGTCGAACGCAGTGTTTACGTTCCCGCTCCGGACAACCATGGCGGGCGTTATGTTCGCAAGATGGTCAAGAAGCGTCTAGTCACAAAGCAGTACCTGATCGTCGCTCGAGGAGCGGCTAAGTCGATGTACGCTGAGATGATTCAGGCCTACTTCCTGAACGTGGACACGGCGACGACTCATCAGATCACGACGGCTCCTACGATGAAGCAGGCGGAAGAGGTCATGGCGCCCTTCCGAACAGCCATCACTAGAGCCAGAGGTCCGCTCTTCGCCTTCCTTACCGAGGGTTCCCTACAGAACACCACCGGTTCGAAGGCCATGCGAGTTAAGCTCGCCTCCACCAAGAAGGGCATCGAGAACTTCCTTACGGGTTCGATGCTCGAGATTCGCCCCATGTCGATCAACAAGCTCCAGGGTCTCCGACCCAAGGTGTCAACGGTCGATGAGTGGTTGTCTGGTGACATCCGAGAGGACGTCGTCGGCGCCATCGAACAGGGCGCATCCAAACTGGACGACTATCTCATCGTGGCGATCAGCTCCGAGGGTACCGTCCGTAACGGTAGTGGCGACACTATCAAAATGGAACTAGCTGACATTCTCAAGGGCGACTATCCTGCGCCACACGTTTCGATCTGGCACTACAAACTCGATGAGCTTGAAGAAGTCAACGATCCGAGCATGTGGCTAAAGGCGAATCCTAATCTTGGGAAGACCGTCACCTATGAAACTTACCAGCTTGACGTAGAACGAGCCGAGAAAGCGCCTGCTTCTAGGAATGACATTCTCGCAAAGAGGTTCGGTATCCCCATGGAGGGCTACACGTACTTCTTCACTTACGAGGAGACCCTTCCGCACCGTCCCCAGAATTTCTGGAGCATGCCGTGTGCCATGGGTGCCGACCTTTCTCAGGGCGACGACTTCACCGCGTTCACATTCCTGTTCCCGCTGCCTAATGGCAAATTCGGGATCAAGACTCGAAGCTACATTTCGTCACTGACGCTGATGAAGCTTCCCGGTGCTATGCGAGCGAAGTATGACGAGTTCATCAATGAGGGCAGCCTTCATGTTCTTGAAGGCACTGTCCTTGACATGATGGATGTTTACGACGATCTCGACAAATTTATCCAGGACCAGCAGTACGACGTCCGCGCGTTTGGGTTCGACCCTTATAACGCTAAGGAATTCGTCACTCGCTGGGAAGCGGAGAATGGTCCTTTCGGGATCGAGAAGGTTATTCAGGGAGCGAAGACCGAGTCTGTCCCTCTGGGCGAACTCAAGCATCTGAGCGAAGAGCGCATGCTTATTTTCGACCAGGAGCTTATGACATTCGCCATGGGTAACTCGGTGACCCTTGAGGACACCAATGGAAACCGAAAGCTCTTGAAGAAGCGACAGGATCAGAAGATCGATAATGTCGCAGCTCTGATGGATGCTTACGTCGCCTACAAGGCAAACAAGGATCAGTTCGATTAGAGCTGCTCCCGACTAAACACTAGGAGAAGAAATGACTGACACGGCGAACGTGGATGACTTCCTCGCTCACCATGGCGTCCTCGGCATGAAGTGGGGGCACCACAAGGCGCAGACGTCCGGTGGCAGTGGCGGCTCTTCCGCTCCGGCCAAGAAGTCTCGGGCCGAGCTTCGCGCCCTGGACAAGGCCAGCGTGAAGAACGACAAGGCAGCTCGCAACGCTGAGATCGACGCTGCTCGTCAGCGCTACGACACCAGCGCTCGTTCGAACTACCTCAAGGCCAAGGCCCAGTACAAGGTCGACCGCCACCAGATCGGCAAGCGTGAGGCGCTGAAGGCCTTCAACAAGGTCAAGGACCAGAATATGGCCGACTACGAGAAGGCTAGCGAGCTCAAGAGCGGTAAGGAGACGGTCGTGGCGGTTCTCGCTACCATCGGCGTTACCGCGGCTTCCGTCGCCCTTCAGGCTGCGATCAAGCGCTAGGCTCATCCCCCGTAGAATAGAAAGGAGGTGAGAAATGGGCTTTAGAGATCGTCTATCACACGCATGGGATGCCTTCACCAGCAGCGGTCAGCAGGATGGACTCCAGACAACTTCGAGTTTCGGAGTGAGTTACGGAAGTCGTCCTGATAGGATTCGTTTCCGAGGCGCCGACCGATCGATCATCACCTCCATCTACAACCGCATCGGTATCGATGTCGCGGCTATCGATATTCAGCATGTTCGTTTGAATGAGGATGGGCAGTTCCTTGCCTCTATCAAGTCGGGTCTGAACACCTGCCTTACTCAGGAAGCGAACATCGACCAGGCAGCTCGAGCATTCCGACAGGACATCGCCATGACGCTCTTTGAAAAGGGTGTCGCGGCGGTAGTTCCAGTGGAAACCACGCTTGATCCGTCACAGTCAACGGCCTATGACATCCGCTCGATGCGGGTCGGTGAGATCATGGCGTGGTTCCCCGGACACGTTCGGGTAAATCTCTACAACGAGCGGACCGGCAAGAAGCAGGAAATTACCCTGCCGAAGGATCAGGTCGGCATCATCGAGAATCCTCTGTTCTCGGTAATGAACGAGCCGAACAGCACCCTCCAGCGACTTATTCGTAAGCTGAGTCTTCTCGACTCGGTCGACGAGCAAGCTAGCTCGGGGAAGCTCGACCTGATCATCCAGCTCCCTTACGTCATTAAGTCTGATGCTCGTAGAGATCAGGCCGAACAGCGACGCAAGGATGTCGAGATGCAGCTGAAGGGATCGCAGTACGGTATCGCCTATACTGATGGTACCGAGAAGATCACTCAGCTGAATCGACCAATCGAGAACAACATGCTGAGCCAGGTCGAGTACCTGACGAAGATGCTGTATGGACAGCTCGGACTTACCGAGGAAGTCTTCAATGGAACGGCTAGCGAGGCAGTAATGCTGAACTACTACAACCGGACCATTGAGCCCATTCTCTCCGCCATTACGGAGGAGATGCGTAGGAAGTTCCTGACCAAGACGGCCAGGAGCCAGCTTCAGTCCATCGAGTTCTATCGCGACCCGTTCCGACTGGTCCCGATGGCGACTATCGCCGACATCGCTGACAAGTTCACCCGTAACGAGATCATGAGCTCTAACGAGATCAGGTCCAAGATCGGTATGAAGCCGTCAAGCGACCCGAAGGCGAACCAGCTCGTCAACAGCAACATGCCACAGCCTAATGGCGGTCCGCCAGCAGCTGCACCCGCACCCGACCCCTCGTCTCCAGGCCAAGTTGGCCCGGCTGTCGATCCCGGGCCGGTGAACTAAGAATCTAAGGAAGGAGGATCTTCAAAATGGAACCTGATTTCAGCGGCTGGGCCACGAAGAACAACCTTCGTTGCTCGGATGGTCGGACGATTATGCCCGACGCGTTCGCTCACCAGAACCAGATGAAGGTCCCGCTCGTCTGGCAGCATCAGCATAACCAGCCGGTCAACGTTCTCGGTCACGCCGTGCTCGAGAACCGCAAGGAGGGCGTGTACGCCTACGCGTACTTCAACGACTCTCCGGCCGCGGACAACGCCAAGACCCTCGTCAAGCACGGGGACATCACGTCGCTGTCCATTTATGCCAACAACCTCTCCCAGCAGGGCAAGAATGTCATGCACGGAGACATCAAGGAGGTCAGTCTCGTCCTCTCTGGTGCAAATCCTGGCGCGTTCATCGACAATGTCAACATTGCTCACGCAAGTGGCATGGAGACCCTGGTGGACGAGGCCATTATCTACACCGGGCTCGAACTCGAGCACGCTAACACTCAAGGAGATAACGTGGCTACCCCCACTCAGAGCGACAAGACCGTGCAGGATGTCTTTGACACCCTGTCGGAGGAGCAGAAGAACGTCGTCTACTACCTTATCGGCGAGGCCATGAAGGGCAACGGCGGTAACGGCGGTTCGGCGTCTCACAGCGACCTCGGCGAGGACGCGACGATCGAGGAGGTGTTCGACACCCTCTCTCACCAGCAGAAGGATGCCGTCTACATCATCCTCGGCGAGGCCCTCGACGGTCAGGAGTCCGGTGGCTCCATCAACCACAGCGACATCGACACGGAGTCGATCGCGAACGACATCATCCAGCACTTCAAGGAGGACGGCATGAGCCGCAACGTTTTCGACCAGAGCACCGGCGGCGGTTCCAGCGCCCGTCCGACGCTCACCCACTCGCAGCTCAAGGAGATCGTTGAGGACGCCCAGAAGATGGGTTCCTTCAAGGAGTCCTTCCTGGCGCACGCGGGCACCTACGGCATCGACGACATCGACATCCTGTTCCCGGACGCCAAGGCGCTCTCGAACAGCCCGGAGATCATCGGTCGCCGCACCGAGTGGGTCGCCGCTGTCATCAACGGCACGAAGCACTCCCCGTTCTCGCGCATCAAGTCGACCGCTGCGGACCTGACCGCGGACGAGGCTCGTGCGAAGGGCTACGTCAAGGGCAACCTGAAGAAGGACGAGGTCATCAAGCTCCTGAAGCGAGTGACCACGCCGACCACGATCTACAAGAAGCAGAAGCTGGACCGCGATGACATCATCGACATCACGGACCTCGACGTCGTCGCCTGGCTGAAGGCGGAGATGCGGCTCATGCTGGACGAGGAGCTCGCTCGCGCGGTGCTCATCGGTGACGGTCGTGCTGCCGACGACGAGGACCACATCGACAGCGACCACATCCGCCCCATCGCGGACGACGACTCGATGTACGCCCACCAGGTCACGATCGGCAACGACCTCGACCCGGGCGCCACGGTGGAGGCCATCCTCCGCAGCCGCACCTTCTACAAGGGCACGGGCACCCCGACCCTCTTCACCACGGACGGCGTCCTCACGGACCTCATCCTGCAGAAGGACAAGGTCGGCCGTCGTCTCTACGCGACCGAGGCTGAGCTGGCTGCGGCGCTGCGCGTCGACAAGATCGTGACCGTCGAGGTCATGGAGGACCGTCCGGACATCCTGGCGATCCTCGTCAACCTGGCGGACTACACGCTGGGTGCGGACCAGGGCGGCAACGTCTCGATGTTCGACGACTTCGACATCGACTACAACCAGTACAAGTACCTGATCGAGACCCGCGTGTCTGGCGCGCTCACCAAGCCCAAGTCGGCTCTGGTGCTCAAGCAGACCGTCGGCACCTTCGTGACCCCGGGTACCCCGTCGTACAACGGCACGACTCACGTCATCTCGATCCCGGCGACCGCTGGTGTGGTCTACTCGATCGACGGCAACGATGTCTCTGGCGATGTCACCATCTCCGAGACCACCGAGGTCGACGCGCGTCCGGCCGCTGGTTACACCTTCCCGGCGAACACGGTCACCAACTGGACCTACGTCTACACGGCGTAGTTCTAGCTGCGTAGTTCAAAATGGCAAGGTTCTACGGCGAAATCGGTTACGGTCAGTCTGTAGAAAAGAAGCCAGGGGTGTGGGAGGACGTCATCACAGTAAAGAAATACTATGGTGACGTCCTCCGCAACTCCCGACAGGTGCAAAATGGGGAATCCGTTAATTCGAACATTAACGTGAACAACTCCATCAGCATCCTGGCGGACGCCTATGCCTATGAACATTTCTTCGCAATCCGCTACATAAGATGGGCTGGGGCTCTCTGGACGGTTAGTTCCGTCGAAGTGCAGAGACCCCGGCTTATCTTGCAGATCGGGGGGAAGTACAATGGGCCAGCGACTTGATCTTCATAAGATTCTTACGGAGATCACTGGAGTAGCGAACGCTTATTTCCAGCCCCCTTCGAACCTGCAGATGAACTACCCCTGCATCGTGTATTCCCGTGACAATGCGCGTAGTATTTTCGCGGATAACTCGCCTTACCGCTACACCCAGCGGTATCAGGTCACGGTAATCGATAGGGATCCTGACAGTGAGATCCCTAAGCAGGTCGCCATGCTTCCGCTGTGCTTATTTAATAGGCACTATACGGCAGACGGTCTGCATCACGATGTTTTTTCACTATACTTCTAAGGAGTAACTAACCATGGCAAACGCCCTTCAGTGGGACCAGGTTGGTGACCGGACTTACGAGACCGGTGTCGACCACGGTGTTCTCTACATCCCGGACGAGACTGGTGCATACGACACCGGCTTCGCCTGGAACGGTCTCGTCACGGTCACCGAGAGCCCCTCGGGTGCCGACGCGAACCCGCTCTACGCCGACAACATCAAGTACCTCAACCTGATCGCGGCTGAGTCGTTCGGCGGTCACATCGACGCCTACACGTACCCGGACGAGTTCGCTCAGTGCGACGGTACCGCTTCGCCCTCGGCGGGTGTCTCGATCGGTCAGCAGTCGCGCAAGTCCTTCGGCCTCTCTTACCGGACCCGTTTCGGTAACGACGTCGCTGGCACGGACCACGGCTACAAGCTGCACCTCATCTACGGCGCCCTCGCGGCCCCGTCGGAGCGTGCGTACAACTCGATCAACGACTCGCCCGAGGCCATCACCTTCGGCTGGGACATCTCGACCACTCCGGTGGACGTGCCCGGCCTGAAGCCGACCGCGCTCGTGACGATCGACTCGACCAAGGTGGCGGCTGACGCCCTCGCCAACCTCGAGGCCATCCTCTACGGCACGGCTGCGACCACGGGCGGCACGCCGACCCCGGAGGTGGCACCTCGGCTCCCGCTCCCCGCGGAGATCATCACGCTGTTCGCCCCGGCGGCTCCGTGAGCTGAGTAACACTCCTGAGAGGGGCTAAGCATTCCTGCTCTGCTTGGCCCCTCTCAGGGCTCTCTTGAAAGGAGAACCCTTGCGACTGCCGCTCGACAAGATGCGCTGGACACTGCAGGAGGTAAGCCTCCCCCATATCTGGCCTGCCGAGACGACAGCCTGTGAGGAAGGTCCCGTTGTAGTGAGTCAGCTCAGCGATGGAAATTGGTTCGTGCACAACGGCCGCCATCGTTGCATTCGCGCCCTACTTCGTGGCGAGAAAGACATCGAGGCTGAAGGCCTCTACGAGATCGATAAGGAGCGTCTTAAGTGCCTGATGGAAACGGTTCCGGAGTCACCGCATACGACTTCCCGCAGATCTATGAGCGCCTCGGTCTGAAGCTTGGCAACTTCGGTTGCATCATGCTCGACGTTGAGCCCATCCCGGTTTCGGAGTACCTCGGCGTCAACGACCCCAGCTGGTACTACTACTCCAAGAACCCCCTGCTTCGCTACGTCAAGGGCCCCGTTGCCGAGACGATCGCGCATGCGACCCTTCTCTACGGGCTTACCCCCGATGACAAGGCTGGCATTCAGCAGAAGGTGTCAGTCGATGAGCTTCTTAGTGGTCTGGATCTCTCTACGGTCACTGTGGACTATGTCGATGCCTTCCCTGCACAGTTCGGTGAGCCGTATTCGTGCATCGTGGCGAAGCTGCAGGCCGATGGTAACGACCTCGAAGAGGCCAACCGACGTCTGAGGTTCCTTCCTCACATCGACACATTCGTCAAGTTCAAGGCGCACGTCACCCTGGCCTACGTCAACGTCCAGGACACCGAAGAGACTATCGGAAGTCTGAACGACGCCCTCTATGGGCAGACCCTCAAGGCGACCGGTATCAACTACGGCGGGCCCATCGTCTAGAAAGGAGGAGAGAGTGCTCGTACTTAATGTCGGAGAGGTTGAAGCCCTCAACGAAGAGACGAACGTATTCGTCATGATCGGCGGAACGCCAATCGAGCTCGAGCACTCTCTCGTCTCCGTTTCAAAATGGGAGTCACTCTGGGAGAAGCCCTTCCTAACGCAGGGCCAGAAGACGACGGAAGAGACCATTGGCTACATCAAGGCCATGGCTATCGACCCCAATCTTCCCCCGGAGCTTTTCGAGAAGTTGACAGAAGAGAACCTTCTCGCGGTTAACAAGTACATCGAGGCTAAGATGACGGCGACCTGGTTTAGGGAGAATCCGAACCAGCCTCGCTCAACCGAGGTCATCACTTCCGAGCTCATCTACTACTGGATGATCGCTCTGAATATTCCATTCGAGTGCCAGCATTGGCATCTCAATCGACTGCTGACCCTAATCAAGGTCTGCAACCAGAAGAACCAGCCTGCCAAGAAGATGAGCAGAGCTGAAGCTGCCGCACAGCAGAGATCGCTTAATGCGCAGCGTAAGGCCCAGCTCGGAACCAGAGGTTAGGAGGGATCATGTCGAGGATTATTTGGGGGGCCGCTGGAGAGCGAGTCTATGAGGCCGGAGTAGACCGCGGCGTGCTCTACGTCGGCGGCATCGGGGTTGCCTGGAACGGCCTTACGGCTGTTAAGCAGTCTTCATCCGGTGGCGATCCGTCACCCTACTACTTGGATGGCGTGAAGTACGCAAACGTCGCAGGCTCTGAAGAGTTCGAAGCCACGATCGAGGCATATTCCAGCCCTCAAGAGTTCGGGCAGTGCGATGGTACGGTGGGGATCCAGAACGGCCTCTTCATCACCCAGCAGAAGCGCAAGTCCTTCGGTCTTTGCTATCGCGTAAAGCTAGGAAATGACGTGAAGGGTCTCGAGTACGGCTATGCGCTGCATCTCGTGTACAACGCTCTGTCTGCGCCTACCGATCGCGACAACTCGACCATCTCTGATTCGGTGGACGTGAACAAGCTCAGCTGGGCTCTCACGACCACGCCGCCCGTAGTTGCTGGCTATCGGCCTAGTGCCCACATGGTCATCGACTCGACTAAAACCCCGGCTGCGAAACTTAGCGCAGTCGAGGATATCCTGTACGGCACGGACTCAGCTGCTCCGCGCCTTCCCTCACAAGAGGAGTTAATCGCCCTGTTCAGCGCTTGAGAATGAAGAAGGAGCCATGACCAGATTAAGCTGGGGAAGCTCGGGGGAGCGAATCTACGAGACCGGAGTCGACCGGGGAGTTCTATATCCCTACGGCAAAGGCGGAGTCCCGTGGAACGGCTTGATCTCTGTCAAGGAGTCTTCTTCTGATTTCAACGTGAGCGCGAACTATGTGGATGGTCGCAAATTCAATCAGCAGCACGTTCCCGGGAGCTTCGCTGCGACGATTGAGGCCGTCACATATCCGGACGAGTTTGAGGAGCAGAAACCATTTGGCCTCTGTTACCGTACGTCTTACGGCGCCGGTTACAGACTGCACCTCGTTTATAATGCACTGGCAACCCCAGCGGACAAGGATTACTCTTCACTCGATGGGGATCCCAACGTTACGACGTTCTCGTGGGATATTTCCACTCGTCCTGCTCGGCTAGAGGGTTCGATGCCCAGTGCGCACCTAATCATCGACACAAACCTGGCATATTCTTGGACTGTCAAGGCCTTTGAAGACCTTGTTTACGGTACTGAGGAAAACCAGGCACGGTTGCCTAGCCCACAAGAGGTGCTGGGTTTGTTCGATGATAATTCCATCCTCAAGATCACGGATCATGGGGACGGGACTTGGACGGCCGAGGGTCCGGATAACGTTGTGCAGATGATTTCTGACACCGAATTCCAGATCAACTGGCCCTCGGCCGTCTACATAGACACAGTCACCTATAAAGTCAGTTCGCTTTAGGAAGGGGGAACCCGTTGGGCGTTGTTACCGGCATTACTGCCGAAGAAATGACCAGGATCAAGAATCTTTCGATCTACCATGGCTTGGTAGACGTCAACGGGCACCTCATCCTGAAGAACGTCGCCGAGCAAGACATCGACGCGGGTCTCGTCAAGGGGCCTAAGGGCGACCAGGGCATCCAAGGCATTCAGGGCCTCAAAGGCGATAAGGGAGACCAGGGCCTTCAGGGCATCCAGGGCATTAAGGGCGATAAGGGAGACCAGGGCCTTCAGGGCATCCAAGGTATCCAGGGTGTTAAGGGTGACAATGGCTACTACAGCATTAGCGGTAGCGGTGGAACCCGGACCTATGTTCGCCTAGCGAGCATTAACGGTAACGGTACCAACGGTGGCGCGTATATCACCATGCTCCTTAGCGGACTTGGTGACTATGGCGACTCCGACAAGGCGACCGTGCTCATCCATTTCGCCCAGCGAGGCGATAACTCAGTCAACGTTCGAGCCTGGGGCTGGGGAATCGAGGCGCTTAGCTCTAACTACCTGACTCTGTACACCAAGCAGATCAGCACGTGGACCTTTGAGCTTTGGGGTTTGTTCGCGAACTACACGTTCAACGAGGGCATGACCGTTCTCTCGCAGTCTGCGGGTCAGAGCGGCCAGTCGATGATCTACAACGACAGCCGCACGACTACCGCCCCGACAGGCCTTAGCTCCGCGTACACTATCGACCCGGCAGTTCCGGACGATAATGACACGGGATGGACCGACATAACGTCGAGCATCACCTGGCAGAGCGGTTGTTCATACATCGCCGACTCTGGTAACTGGGCAGGGCTTAGAGCTCGTAGAATCGGAAGCACAACGCAGCTGATTCTGGCGAATGTGCGAATCCCTTCCGGAGCATTCACGGTAGGAACTAACGGTAACATTGCGAACACTAAGCTGCTATCAGGTGTTCCCTCACAGTTCCGTCCAACACCAGGCACTCTGGGGTCCTTGTCGATTACTGCGGCGGGCCCGCTAGGTACTGCGTACATCGACGACACCGGAATGGTCACCCTTGGCGCCATCGCCCCGGGCACTAGCACGTCTGGTGTCAACGATGTTGGTATCGTTGGTAACTACTTCAACTAATTCAAAATGGTAGTAATCCCGGAGTCAACATGATCTCGTTTACATCAAGCGGCTCCTTCGCAAAGACGGAAGCCTTCCTTAGACAAATGTCCAAAGGAGATATTCTCAGGACACTGGAAAGCTTCGGCCAACAGGGAGTATCTGCGCTTGCCGCCGCGACTCCTGTTGACTCCGGGGTTACTGCTCAGAGTTGGGGCTACGAGGTCAGAAGATCTGGTAGCTCTTATTCTATCGAGTGGACGAATAGTCACATCGAGGATGGTGCGCCGATCGCCATTCTCTTGCAATATGGCCACGGCACGGGCACGGGCGGTTACGTCCAAGGCCGGGATTACATCAATCCTGCCATCAAGCCCATTTTTGACCAAATCGCAGAGAGTGTATGGAAGGCGGTGACATCTGCATGAGTAGTATCGACGAGCGCGTCGTTGAAATGAAGTTCAACAACGAGAAGTTCCAGTCTGGCGTTCAGTCAACTCTGAGCGCCCTGGACAAGCTTAAGAGTGGACTTAATCTCGACGGCGCTAAGAAGAGTCTTGACGGCGTACAGTCATCTGCTGACCGCTTCAACCTTTCGCGCATCGCCGACGGCGTCGACAACATCAGCTCGAAGTTCACAGCTCTTGGCGTCATTGGCGTTACCGCTCTTGCGAATATCGCCAACCGCGCAATCAATGCGGGAACCACCCTTATCAAGTCGCTTACGGTCGACCCGATCAAGGCCGGTCTAGATGAGTACAACACTCAGCTGACCTCGGTTCAGACGATTCTGGCCAACACTGCTGCTTCCGGCGCAACGCTCAAGGACGTTAACTCGACGCTTAACGACCTGAACACCTACGCGGACAAGACGATCTACAACTTCTCCGAGATGACTCGGAACATCGGTACCTTCACGGCCGCCGGTGTGGATCTGAAGACCTCGCAGGAGTCGATCAAGGGTATCGCGAACCTCGCGGCACTCTCGGGATCGAACGCGCAGCAGGCGTCGACGGCTATGTACCAGCTCTCGCAGGCCATTTCCTCCGGGAAGGTCGGTCTTCAGGACTGGAACTCGGTCGTCAACGCGGGCATGGGTGGTACGGTCTTCCAGCGAGCCCTGGCCCAGACGGCCGTGGCAATGGACAAGCTTCCGGCCAGTGCGCTGAAGCTTTCCGGCGCGATGAAGAACGTCAAGATCAACGGAGAGTCGTTCCGAGAGTCTATTTCCGCTAAGGGCGGCAAGGGCTCCTGGCTTACCTCCGACGTCCTGACCAACACCCTGAAGATCCTCTCCAACGACCTGAGTGCTGCTCAGATCAAGGCGATGGGCTTCACCCAGGCACAGGCCGTAGCGATGAAGGGCCAGGCCGAGCTTGCCATGCAGGCGGCCACGGTTGTTAAGACTCTTCCGGATCTTATCGGCACCGTCAAGGAGTCGGTTGGTTCTGGCTGGACGACTACCTGGCAGCTCATTTTCGGTGACTTCAGCCAGGCCAAGACTCTCTGGACCGGCGTCTACAAGACGCTGAACACTCTGGTGAGCGCTTCGGCTAATGCGCGTAATGCGATGCTGAAGGACTGGCAGGATAACGGCGGTCGCACTGCGGCCATCGACGCTCTCGGTACTGCATTCAAGGTGCTGATGGCGATCCTGGCTCCGATCAAGAAGGCCTTCCGGGAGATCTTCCCGGCGACCACTGGCAAACAGCTTGCGGATATCACTAAGGGTATCGACACCTTCGTCAAGACCCTGATGCCTGGCAAGATTGTCACGCAGGAGCTCCACGACACGTTCAAGGGACTCTTCGCTCTGCTGGATATCGGCTGGCAGGTCCTCAAGGGCGTCATTGGCGTCTTCGTCGATCTGATCAAGCAGGTCGGTGGCGGTGGTGGAGAGTTCCTCGATATTACTTCGACCATTGGCAAGTTCCTGGTCAAGCTCGATGAGGCCGTCAAGAGCGGCACTGGGCTTACGACCTTCTTCCATGGGCTTAGTGCTGTTCTGTCCGTTCCTGTCGCGCTGATCCGGGGGCTTGTTAGCTACCTTGCTCAGCTCGCTGTGAATATGGACGACGCCACGAGTGGTGGTACTAGCTTCCTGGGCACCATGAAGGACGCCCTTAGCCAGATCACTCCTCTGAATATCGCCATCGTGGTCATCACCGCCGTGTGGAAGCGCATGGGCGATGCGGTCCAGAAACTCTGGAGCTTCTTCGAGCCTATGGCGCAGGCCATGGGTGACATGCTCAAGGGTCTTGGGGACGCGATCTCGAGCGCCTTCGCGAATATGGACTACAGCGCAGTTCTGGACACGATCAACACTGGTCTGTTCGCTGCGCTTATCCTGATGGTGAAGAAGTTCCTGAGCAAGCCGGTTAAGCTGCCTGGTGGAGGTTTCCTCGACTCGATCAAGGGGATCTTCGACGGCATCACTGGCACGTTCGAGGCGATGCAGCAGAACCTGAAGGCTAACGTCCTTCTGAAGATTGCTGGCGCGCTTGCGATCATGACGGCTGCTGTTGTGGCCCTCTCGATGATTGACTCGGCACGGCTCACGGCGGCCCTCGCGGCTATGACCACCATGTTCATCCAGCTGGGTGCATCCATGGCGGTCTTCGGTAAGATATCGGTTCCTGGTCTCGCCAAGATGCCGATCCTCACCTCGTCGATGATCCTTCTCGCCATCGCGATCGATATTCTGGCTAACGCGGTTACCAAGCTGTCGAAGCTGGACTGGGAGGGTCTGTCTAAGGGCCTTCTCGGCGTGGGCGTCCTCATGGGCGAAATGGCTGGCGCGGTCAAGCTGATGGGCGACCCCAAGTCGCTTATTGGTGCGGGGCTGGGCATGCTGGCTATCGCTGGTGCTATCAATATTCTGGCCACGGCCGTCGGGACACTTGGCTCGATGGACCTCGGAACCATGACTCAGGGCCTCATCGGCGTTGCCGGTGGGCTTGCCATCATGGTAGGGGCAATGGCTCTGCTTAACCTTATGGGTCCCGGCATCATCATCGGTGCCGGAGCCTTGGTTATTGCGTCTGCAGCCATGGTCGTTCTGGCCCAGGCGATGCAGGCGTTCGGCGGTATGTCGTGGGCGGAGATCGGTCAGGGCCTTACGGTCATGGCTGGCTCGCTTGCGATCCTCGCTGGCGCGCTATATCTGATGACCGGCGCCCTTCCGGGGGCTGCTGCTCTGATCATCGCTGCTGGCGCTCTTATGATGCTGGCTCCGGCCATGGTCATGCTCGGTGGTATGGAGTGGGCGAATATCGGTCAGGGCCTTGTGGTTCTGGGCGGAGCGCTCGTTCTCCTTGCCGGTGGACTATATCTGATGTCGGCGGCCCTTCCTGGGGCTGCTGCTTTGGTCGTGGCCTCCGGTGCTCTGCTGATGCTGGCTCCAGCTATGGCGGCTTTCGGCGCAATGGACTGGGGAACGATTCTTCAGGGGCTTGTCGCCCTCGGCGGATCGCTTCTTATTCTTGCTGTCGGCCTTACGGCGATGATCGTGGCTCTTCCGGGAGCACTCGCGCTCACCGTTGCCGCTGGTGCTCTGGCAGTCTTCGTTCCGCTCCTCGCGATCCTCGGCACTATGTCGTGGGCCACGATCGGAACTGGACTGGGGGCCCTTGCCGCGTCCTTCACGGTGCTCGGCATTGCAGGCGCATTGATGACTCCGGTTATTCCGACTCTGCTCGGACTCGCCGGAGCTATCGCGCTCCTTGGCGTTGGTGTCGCTCTTGCAGGTGCTGGGGTTCTTGCGTTCTCCGCGGGCATGACTGCTCTCGGTGTGGCTGGAGCTGCTGGTGCTGCCGGGCTCACCGCCGCGTTCTCCGCCATCATCGGTCTTATTCCGGCGTTCATCACGTCCATCGGAACCGGGATCGTTGCGGCGGCTAACGTCATCGCTAAGGGTGCTCCGGCGATTGTGAATGCTCTGGTCGCGATCCTCAAGTCGCTGATCGGTGCAATTACGACGCTTGCGCCTCAGATCATCAATATGATCGTCACGCTGGTTACGAAGCTCGTCAGTATCCTCGCGGCAAACGTTCCGACGTTCGTCTCAAAGGGTATGGCGCTCATCACGGGTATCCTGAACGGCATCGCTAGCAAGGCGGGAGCACTGGTTACGGCCGGTGTCAACGTCGTTGTTAACGTGCTTAACGGTATCGCCAGAAATGTTGGCCGGATGGCTGGGGCGGCAACTAACGTTGTCATCGCATTCATCAATGCAGTCGGTAGCAATGCCGGTCGCATCGCCGACGCTGGTATGACGATGATCGTCAACTTCGTAAATAGCCTTGCTGGTAGCATCCGCTCTCACACGGCGCAGATGCGTTCCGCTGGTCTGAACCTCGCGACTGCCATCATCGATGGTATGACCGGCGGTATCGCTGGCGGTATCGGTCAGGTCATCAGCGCGGCTAAGAATATGGCCCAGAATGCTCTGGATGCCGCTAAGAACCTTCTTGGGATTCACTCACCTTCGAGGGAGTTCTACAAGGTTGGTGACTTCATCAACCAGGGTCTGGCGAACGGTATTACCGGTACGCACGATCAGGTGGTTAGCGCTATTCAGACTCTGCAGGACGACCTTAAGAGTCTGGTCGACTCCTCCGCGCAGGATATCCAGTCCTACCAGGACAAGATCGCCAGCATGAAGGACAAGATCACCAAGGATGGCGACGCCATCGCTAAGCAGCAGGCCGCGGTTAACAAGGCAAAGGCCGACCTTAAGGCCGGTACCGCCGTTGACCAGGACACTGTCAAGCTCCAGCAGCTCAACGCTACTCTGGCTAAGCAGCAGGCAGCCGTCAAGAAGTACCAGGCAGCTTCAACTGCCAGTTACAAGAAGGACGGCACGGCGAAGCGGGCTCAGGCTCGACTCGACCTCGCCTCGGCTAAGGCTAGTGTGGCTGCGACTCAGCAGACGATCAAGCAGACCAACGCTAAGAAGAAGGCCGACCTGGCCGATCGGAAGAGCCAGAAGTCTGTGAAGGACGCTCAGCACCAGCTTGACCTGCTTAAGGCGGCTCGCACTAAGGACAACGCGACTCTCGCCGATTACCAGGCAGCACTCAAGGCTGCACAGGATGAGAACAAGAAGGGTACGGCTGCCACCAACGAGCTCAATGCTCAGTTGGCCCAGCAGCAGGCCCATCTCGAGGATCTCGCTAATCAAAATGACACTCTTACGGAGTCGATTAAGAATCAGCAGAAGGTCCTTGACGACGCGACCAAGGTTCGGGATGACTACAATCAGACCATTACCGATCAGTACGACGCTCTGGATCGAATCAACACCGATACAGTGCTCACGGACTATGAGGCGAACCTTCAGAAGCAGATTGACGACACCAAGTCGTTCGCTGCGCAGCTCGCGGAGCTTCGTGCAAGGGGTCTTAACGACACCCTGTACAAGAAGTTCCTCAGCGAGGGCACGGCGGATATTCCGTTCCTCGAGCAATTGCTCGATAGCGGTAAGGCTGGCGTCGACACGCTCAACGGGCTGACTGATCAGCTCGCTAGCACTGCTGGGTCGCTCGGACAGGCCGCATCTACCTCGCTGTACCAGGCAGCTGTTGACTCCGCCGCAGGCCTCCTCAAGGGTCTGCAGGATCAGCAGGCTGCCATCGAGGCGCAGATGGAGACGATTGCTACTGCGATGGTGAATTCCATCAAGAAGCAGCTCGGTATCCACTCTCCGTCTCGAGAGTTCGCGAAGGTGGGCGACTACTCTGCTCAGGGCCTCGTTGAGGGGCTCAAGCAGTCGTCCGATGTGGTTAACAAGGCGGCGGAGGGCGTCGGTAACACGGCACTCACCTCGCTCAAGAGGTCTATGGCGGGGATCGCAGATGTGGTCTCGGCAAATATGGAACTCAACCCCACCATCACACCTGTGCTCGACCTCTCGGCAATCCAAAGTGGCGCTGCGGGGCTCGGCAATATGCTGGGCGCTCAGACTATTGCGGTCAACGGGACGTACGCAAGTGCTACCGCTGCGGCGAACGGATATGGCTCCAACCAGGAGGCGATCCTTGCTGCTAAGTCCGAGGTTGCGGGTGGCAACACCATCTACAACCAGTACAACAACTCGCCGAAGGCACTCACTTCGGCAGAGATCTATCGTCAGACGAAGAACCAACTGTCAGTCACGAAGGGAGGCTGAGTAAATGCTTACCAGCGTTGATGTCCGTTCCGATCACGGCGGGCTGCTCAACCTCCCCCTGGAAGAGGTAACCGAAGGGTTCATCATCCAGGAGATCACCGGCCTAGACCCAGTGAAGGCGAATATCGTCTCTTCTAGTTTCGCAAGAATGGATGGCGAGCAATACCAAGCTAGCCGTCGAGAGAAGAGAAATATCGTCATTACACTGGGTCTAGAGCCGGACTGGTCTATGTCTACAGTTCGTCAGTTGCGAAAGCGGCTGTACGACTTCTTCATGCCGAAGTCGGGGGTTAACCTCACCTTCAACATGGATGACGACGACTCGGTGAATATCGACGGGAAGATCGAGTCTTTTGACGCGCCTCTTTTCGCCAAGGAGCCGACGGCGACGATCTCAATCCTGTGCTTGGACCCTGATTTCTACGAGGAATCGTCCATCACAGTTAACGGCAACAGCGTGAGCGATCTGTCAACTCAGACAATCACGTATGACGGAACAGTCGAGACGGGGATACTCTTCCGCCTGCTTGTCAACGCGACGATTAGTAGCTTCTCGGTTATTAACACGCCGCCTGATGGAGTTGTTCGGAAGATGGACTTCTCGGCCACTCTTAACTCCGGCGATGTCTTGGAATTCTCCAGCGTCGCCGGGGCTAAGAGGGTCACTCTGATCCGTAACGGGAGCTCTAGCTCTCTGCTCTACGCCCTCTCACCATATTCTGACTGGATCAACCTCTTTCCGGGGGACAACCAGTTCCGAGTCTCGGTGTCGGGGGTGACAATTCCTTTCACCGTGCAGTACACGAATAAGTATGGGGGGCTCTGATGGAACTTTACACTCTTGACAGCCTCCTGCGTCGTACGGAGGTCATCGACCGGTTCGAATCTCTCATTTGGACCGAGCGGTACTCCAAGCCGGGAGACTTCCAGCTGGATATCCTCGCGGATAACAGCACTCGGAGTCTTCTTCAGCAGGGCACTAGGCTTGCGCTGAGTGACTCATATCGTGTCATGACGGTGGAAGAAATCGAGGACAAGGACGACTCTGAGGGGCGGTCTCTTCTTACAGTGAAGGGGCCGTCTCTCGAGTCCGTTCTCGATGACCGAACCACTCGCGGTGCTGGACCAGGTCTCGGTGACGGTGGTAAGTGGACCCTCACCAACCAGACGCCTGTTGGGATCATCAACACGATCTTCAACTCGATCTGCGTCGGCAACACGAATATCCCAGCGGACAACATTCCGTACTACACGTCCGGTAGCCTTTATCCTGCTGACACTATCGCCGCGCCTACGACGGTCTTTGCGACGTACGACGTCCCAACGGACTCGCTGCTCAACCTATTTTCGGCTATCTCGGACAACTACGGTATCGGCTTCCGTCTATATCGCAGCCTTGACACGTCGAAACTGTACTTCAACGTGTACACAGGCAGTGACCGTACGTCTAAGCAGACGAACCTCCCGCCGGTTATTTTCAGCTCGGATCTCGACACGCTTGACGAGGTCTCCGTGCTCACGACCGCGGCTGGCGCAAAGAACACGGCGTACGTGTATCACCCGAGCGCATCGGTTGTGGTCTACGCATCGGGATATGAGAACGTCACCGGCCTAGATCGGCGAGTTCTCAAGGTTGACGCCAGCGACATCACTGGTCTGACCGGGACCGCCCTTACTGATGCCCTTACCCAGCGTGGCAAGGACGAGCTCTCCAAATACCGAACCGTTCGAGCGATCGATGGTAAGGCGCCCGAGACGACTCTGTTCAAATATGGTGTCGACTACAACCTTGGCGACCTCGTTGAGATGCGTAACGACGATGGCGTGGCCAGCTTCATGACCGTCACCGAGCATATCTATGTCTCAGACGGTGAAGGCGAGCGTTCTTACCCGACTCTGGCAGAGAACCTGTTCATCATCCAGGGCTCGTGGAACGCGTACGACATCGGCAAGACATGGGACAACGTGGACGCCACGCTCACCTGGAACACTGTTTAAGAAGGAGGATAAATGGCTACAGGAGACGACGCCAAAGCAGCCGGATATTCACTTGTCTCGGGTGGCGACAGCATGCGCAACGGTGACGACGAGATCAACAAGACTCGTGACTACGTCGCGCAGGTCAAGGCGCTTATTCCGACGAGCAAGTCCGGCTACCGTACGGCAGCAGGCATCACATCCGGCACCGCTGCTCCTACGGGTGGCGCTGACGGCGACATCTACTTCCAGATCCTGTAGACGAGGGGGTGTGAATGTCTACTGAGCGCATTTCGTGGACGTCAAGCGCCCCGTCCACCGAGTTCATTCTGTATTGTGACCGTATTGGCCAGAGCGTATCTGGTAACTACACCACAATCCGAATCATCATCAAGGCCTATAACCGCGGTAGCACGAGTTCCTGGGATGGAGCTGGTGGTTACCACCACGGTTGGCCGGATGGTTATTCGCAGGTAACGCACGACACGAGTAGTAACTTCCTTCCGTCTGGATATTCCACTGGAGAGCTTCGGTGGTCTGTCCAGAAGGACTACAACATCCCGCATAACTCGGATGGTACTCGTGGACCGCTAAACCTCAACCAGCATGTCAACTTCGACGGCCAGGATAGCGACAAGAACTACTCGTTCAACGACTTCCCGGATATCGACCTGACGACGGCGCCCGCTGCACCAACGGCCCTGGCCATGTCACAGATCACCGACAACTCGATGCTCTTCGATATGAACCAGAACGACACGGGCGGTCTCTCGATCACCAATGCCGAGGTTCGTTGGGGTACGGACGCCAATGCGGTTGGGGCATCCACCAAGACTGGCTTGCCGAGCTACTACCAGTTCCCAATCACGGGACTGGCTCGCTACACCACGTACTATTTCTGGGGTCGTATCTACAACTCCAAGGGATGGAGCCCGTGGTCTAACCGAGTCTCGGCAAGGACGTTGGCCGATCAACCGGGTGCACCATCACCCATCGCTCTTGATAGCGCAACGCAGTCATCCTTGAGATATCGGTTCTCCGATCCTACGGACGATGGCGGCGCGCCTATCGATGACCGACAGATCGGATATGGGACCGACCCAAACACTGTACAGACGACCGTATCGTCTAACGGTGACTCAACAATTACGGGGCTCTCCAGATACACAACCTACTATTTCTGGTCGCGTGTTCACACGGCCTGGGGTTGGAGTAACTGGTCCGCTAGATCTCAGGCAGCTACGCTTGCGTATGTGCCAGGGGCCCCTACTCCGGCCGCACTTGACACCGTCACGATGATATCTGTGCACTACAAGTTCACGGATGCAACGGACAATGGTGGAGCGGCGGTCGACTCGCGTCAAATTGGGTATGGAACTGATCCTAACAACGTTCAGACAACCATATCCTCCGATGGAGACGACACAATCAGTGGTCTTTCTCCAGGCACCACGTACTACTTCTGGTCAAGAACTCACAACGTACAAGGTTGGAGTAACTGGTCGAGCAGTATGAGCGCCCACACCTATGCTGGCGCACGCGTTCGCGTTGCTGGCGTTCAAAGGGAAGCTATTCCATGGGTCAGAGTCGCTGGCGTATGGAAGAAAGCACAGCCCTGGGTGAACACGGCGGCTGTCTGGAAGAAGACCGGGTGAGTAAAGAGGGCAGGAAAAATGAGTAAGTGGAAAGTGAGCTTCGCGTCTCGCTTGGAACTGTGGGATGCCAAAACGCGAATTCCGTTCATCCATGGGATGTTCATGAGGATTGCAGAACCTCGAGTCATTCGACTTCTGCATTTCCTGGTGTATCTCTGCATGCTGGTTACGGGGGTTGCGATTGTATTTCAGCCTCCACACCATCTGCAGTCCGTCCTTGGACTGACGCTCCTTTATGTGTTCGCAGGATTTGTGGTCATAGGGGCGTTGTTCTCGGCGGTTGCTGTTCTCCCTGGAATATGGTGGCTAGAGAGAGTCGGCATCATCATGCTTACCACTAGCATGAGTATGTACGTCGTAGTCATCCTTGCGCTCGGCACCTCGGTTGTCGCGGTAGCGGTAGCCCTGGCGTTAACGATCACATTCGCACAACGCTGGGTCGAGATTAGGGGAGCGCAGTTAGCACCGAGAGAGGTCTAAACGTGGACACAGCACAGCTGCTAGTAACTGTTCTGGGGGCCGGTGGCGGCGGTGCGGCATTACTCGCGTTGATTAACGGTCTGCTTAAGTGGTTGTCGGGGGCGGCAACACGAGAGCGGAACCGCAATAGCGATCTCATATCTCAACGTAGAAAGGCGATTGAGGAAAGAGAGGAAGCTGAAAAGGCCCGCGACGAGGCTGATGAGAAGCGTCGTGAAGCCGATGAGTACGCAGCCAAGCTTCGACGACAGCTGATCGAAGCCGGACTGGAGCCCGAACCAATCAATCCAGGATCAAGCTACAAATAAGGAGATAGCATGACCAGTACCACGCCCGTGAAGAAGTCTCTGCTGACGAACCAGACGTATGACGTTCTCAAGTTCATCGCGCAGATCCTTCTGCCTGCCCTGGGCACCCTTTATTTCGCCGTTGCGGCGATCTGGGGGCTCCCCAAGCCCGAGCAGGTTATCGGCACGATCACGGCGGTCGACGCCTTCCTCGGAGTGGTCCTCGGTCTGAGCACCTCTTCGTACAACAAGAGCGACAACCAGCATGATGGCTCGCTCGTGGTGGACCTTACCAACCCGAATAAGGACACCTACTCCTTGGAGCTCAACACTCCGCTGGAGGACCTGCAGAACAAGAAGGTAGTATCATTTAAGGTGGCTGGCCCCTTCTGATGGGGGGTTCGCGATTTTTACACGCCTTATAATGAGAACCCTCTTGAAAGGAGAACCGTATGTTCACTAAGGCCAATGCCGAACCCACGCGCCTTGAGAAGGTAATCGACGACACGCTCTCGAAGCTTCAGGAAACCGACCCGACTTCAGACGAGTTTGCCAAGATCGTCGATCAGCTCGAAAAGCTTCACAAGATGCTCCCGAAAAAGGAGTCTTGGGCGAAGCCCGACACGCTGATCCCCGTCATTGGTAACCTCGCTGGAATCGTTGCGATCCTCAACTTCGAGCGCGCGAACGTGATTACCACCAAGGCACTCGGATTCGTCATGAAGACCCGCGCGTAAGTACGGTCGACATCAAGTCGATCGAAGAGAGAAGGGCCTGTATAGACTAAAAACCTATGCAGGCCCTCTCTTTTTCGGTAGTTTTACAAGGGATTTAAAAAATTGCGCGGGGTCGCGTAGAATACATGGGATATAATAGAACATAGCGCGGAGCCAAGCCCGTCATTAGACGGACCTGGTGAATCCACTATACGTGTAGACCCCATGGATTCATCCAGAATCTATTGCTTAGAAATCCCCGCACACAGTTCGGATAGTACGAGACCCACCGGTTACTCGTGCTATTTTTTTGTGTGAAAACACTTAGTAAGCTTGTACTAGAACGTTTGAGGCCACCCGGACTTGCGTCGCAGAAAAAACATGGGTTATAATGAGAACCATCAACCCGAAAGGACATCCCATGGACAACACCATCGAGATCACCTACCTCCGCAACCGCAAGGACGCGCTCGAGAAGAACCTGAAGGAGATCGAGAACCAGTTCCTCATCACTACCGACGCCAGCCGCTATTTCCTGCTGTCGGAGCTTGAGGAGACGTACCTCGCCTACTTCACCCTGCTCGACCACCTGCGTGCGCTGGAGGCCCCGGTGACGACGAAGAAGTCGTTCTGGAAGAAACTCTTCCGCAAGTAGTTCAAAACGCGAGCCCCTAACAAGGGCTTTCGTTTTTGCCCGGTGGGGTCGCAAATATTACAAAGGTTATAATGAGAACCAACCACGAAAGGACCACCATGAACAAGGTTGACATCGCTTGCATCACCTTCGCAGCTACCGTCCTCGTTTGCAACCACCCCATCAACAAGATGGTTAAGGCTGCTTCCGAGAGCCGGAACCTGCGTCGCCTCAAGCGTGACTACCCCCAGACCTACGCCGCCCTCAAGCGTCACGGACTCATCTAACCCAAACGCGAGCCCCCTAACAAGGGCTTTCGTTTTTCGCTCGCAGAATTTACACGGGTTATAATGAGAACCCTCACCACTCTACCAAGGAGACATCATGGACATCGACACCACCCTCGACACCCCTGAGACCAGCCTCGGTGCAGACGTGGCTAAGGCATTCATCATCAGCGTCGCCAGCACCGCAGGCACGATGGTGGGAATGCTCGCCATCGGATACACCATCAGCAAGGTCAAGGACGTCAAGGCCAAGCGTTCAGCCAAGAAGAACCAGACCGAGAACTGAACACCTCAAACTAGAAGACCCCTAAACAAGGTCTTTTAGTTTCTGTCTCGCAGAATTTACACGGGTTATAATGAGACCCAACCGAAAGGAAATCATTATGACCACCGCCGAGATCATCATGACCGCCCCGATCGAGCAGGTCCGTAAGGCCAATGCCAAGCTCGTTAAGCGCTTCATCATCACTACCGCAGTGACGATGACCGCCACCGTCGCAACCATTGTCCTCGCGGACATGATCGACAAGCGGCTTGACAACGCCGACGAGGAGTAATCCCCCCGATCCCCCACCCCTCAGAATGGGAGCCCCTTAAACAAGGGCTTTCATTTTCTCTTGAAAGGAGAGAGCAATGCAGAAGAAGACCATCGGTACCCACGAGGTCTCGTTCACCGAGTTCCGTAACGGAGTGTCCAAGGACACCTTCGGGAAGCCCTACACGAAGCTGACCAAGGACGAGAAGCGCGTGATCGACAACGCCCTGACCGAGATGACCGGTAGCTAGTCGCAGAAAATACACGGGTTATAATGAGAACCATCTACTTTGAAAGGACACCACCATGCTCACCGGATTCCAGTTCGACCTCGTCGTCGCAGCTATCCTCGTGGCCGTCGCCCTCATCGTGCTCATCGTAACCTTCGCCCGCAAGACCATCACTCGCGCGCGCCGGAACGCGCTGATCCGATCGAACCGACGTGCCCACCAGGCCAAGCTCGACGCCGAGAAGAACAAGACCAACCGCATGTGGAACATGCTCGACAAGCAGTAATCCACGGACTCGAAAGCCCCTTAAACAAGGGCTTTCAGTTTCTCTCATTCAAAACGAAAGGAGCGTCAAAAATGACGCAGACCCAGGGCACCATCCTCATCGTCATCACCGGCGCTAGCCTCGTGGTTACGCTTGCCACCGTCGGAACCGCCGCATATTTCGCCCTCAAGGCGAAGCGCAAGATCGAGAAGATCAAGGCCGACGCCGAGGCGAAGGTCCAGAAGTACAAGGACGAGCTGGCCAACTTCGCCACTCGCATCGCCAGCATCTGACACTCATATCTCTTGAAAGGAGACATCATGGACATCAACAAGGTGAAGGACCACCTGAAGAGGAACCGCAAGTCGTACGCCATCGCCGCCGGAGCCTTCGCGCTCGGGACCGGCTTCGGGGTGCTTATCTCGCCTTGGAAGGTCAAGGTGCAGCCCATCGTCAACCCCATCCCTGTCCCGTTCATCATCGGCTGAAAGGCTCCCTCATGGACAAGAAAATCCTCATCCCGCTCCCGGTCTTCGCCGGACTCGTCGCCGCGCCAATCGTGATCATCGCGGTTGCCCGTCGTAACAACAAGATCAACGACCGTTTCGTCAAGAAGGCGGCCATGGACGGCGCTGCTCTCGACGGAATCGCGAAGGTCCTCACCGATGACGAGGACTGGAACGCCGACACGACGGCCAAGATCTTCAGGATCGTCGACCGCGTCCGCGACGTCAACATCACGCACTAGGAGGAACCGTGCTCAAGCTCCTTATCCTCAAGTGGATCGTAATTGGTACACTGGTGGACCTCTCCCGGAGGCTCCTCAAGTAGTCGGCTCGCAAAAATTACACGTCCTATAATGAGAACCAGTTTGTCACGAAAGGACACCCCATGCACGACCTCATCATCGGTTACGCCGCCCTCATCATGACGGTCCTCGCAGTGCTCTTCGCAGCCGCCGCCATCATCACGAAGGCGTGGCGCGAAGGGTCGCTGCAGGCCGACATCAAGTGGGTGCGTAACTACATCCGCATCTACATGAACCACTACCTCCGCCACAACTGACCACCCAAATATAGGGCCCCTAACAAGGGCTCTATGTTTGTCTGAAAGGAGACACATGAGCAAGCTCAATATGCTCATCAAGGGCTTCGGACGCGCCGTAGCTCATAATTCCCCGACCATCCTGACGGCCATGGGCGTTGCTGGAACCATTTCCACAGCGGTCCTGGCGGTCAAGGGCACGCCTCAGGCGCTTCGGATCATCGACGAGAAGGAGCACGCGCACGACGGGCTCTACGAGAAGATCTCGGTCTGGGAGAAGGTCAAGGCGACCTATCCGTGCTATATCCCGGCGGCCTCGGTCGGCGCTGTGACGATTGCCTGCATCATCGCGGGTAACTCGATCAGCACCAAGCGGAATGCGGCTCTCATGAGCCTCTACTCCATCACCGAGACCGGCTTCCGTGAATATCAGGACAAGGTCATCGAGACGGTCGGTGCTCAGAAGGAGCAGAAGATCCGCGACGATATCGCTCAGGACAGGGTTGACCGTAACCCCGTATCTGACCGCGAGGTCGTCATCATCAACGGGTCTGACGTTCTCTGCTACGACACCATTTCCGGGCGTTACTTCAAGAGTGACGTCGAGACGATCCGCCGTGCTGTCAACGACATCAACGAGCTGGTCATCAACAACGGATATGCGTCTCAGAACGACTTCTACGCTGCGATCGGCCTTCCGAGGGCCATCGTCGGCGAGGAGCTGGGCTGGAGCACCGACAACATGCTCAACGTCGAGTTCTCGGCCACCTTGGCGGAGGACGGCAAGCCGTGCATGGCGCTGAACTACCGTATGTTTCCCATGCGGGGGTACTACGTCATGGGCGACCCTCACTGAGCGACGCGTGCCTCTACGAGGACGAGACAGAGGAGCTCTGCACCTGCGAGATTTGTCAGGCGTAGAGCATCTCTGTGATCGTCCGATGGCACTTTGTGACGTATGCGCGCGTCGCTCAAGTGAACGATTCACCGCTGAAGAAATGTTGGGGGAGATTTACTGATGGCGCTCACGAATGAGCCACCGCACGTCGAGGGGAGGAAGGAGCATGTGGATATCAAGCTTCTTCCGCCCTTGGGCGGCGATCCGAAGGAGAAGGTCCGATTCGAGTGCTTGGAAGAGGGGTGCGGCGATATCTTGATGGGCAAGGACGTCAAGCTGCACGCTCTCGAGAAGCACGGATGGGTCGAGATCCACGTCGACAACTCGGCGCTGTGGGGGAAATAATGGCCTGGCACCTTCCGATTCCACCGGAGACTAGGTTCATCGATCCGATCCAGGACGCTACCAAAGCGATCGTGGATCAGGTCGTAGCCGAAGAGAACCGCTACTACGCGTCCATGTTCGGCCCAGGAATGCCTCTGGAGGGCATGCAAGATCAGTTCGAGATCGAAGTATTCCCTCCGGAGTTCTACACATCAAGCGACAACTTCAATCCCGATTGCGTAAATTTCGGGATCCGAACGAAGTTCCGCATCAAACCTAGGAGAAAGGTTGAGAGTGAAGCGTAAGGTCATTTCTGCGGTTATCGCGGCCGTTGCGCTGGGGGGTCTACTCTCCGGTTGCACGAGCGATGCCCAGCGAGTCAGCGACACTCTGTCGCAGGACGCCGATCAGTTCAAGGTGCAGCGTAGGATCATCTTCTACAACAGCATCACAGACAAGTACATCATGACGGTCGAGGGCCTCTGCTCCATCGAGCCGTCCAGCACGAAGCTGCAGGTCATCTGCGAGGTCGGCCCTGGTAAGTACGTCAAGGACTACCTGGGGCTGTCGGACAACGTCACATATTTCGTCCAGCAGGCCGAGAACGACGCGACCGGCGCTTCGAAGTACCACCACAAGGTCGTTCTCAAGCCCGAGAATATCATTCCCGACTTCGACGTGGAGCTCGGGAACGGTTGACCTCCTGCGCTCGCAGGAAATACAAGCACTATAATGACATCCGTCATTTCTCTTGAAAGGAGAACCACCATGGACCGCCTCAAGACCGCCCGCACCATCATCCTCAACAACAAGGAGACGATCAAGCGCAAGGTTATCGTGGGCGTCGGTACCGCCGTTGGCATGATCATCGCCAGCGCCGTCATCGACCGCCTCAACGACCGCCAGCCTGACGTCATCTACGTCGAGGTCCCGGTGCCCGTGACTGAGCCGTCCTCGGAGACCCCCGCCGAGTAACGGACCACCTAGAAGGAGCTTCTGTAACCACCATATTACAGAGGCTCCTTCTTTGTCTCAGCAGATCTACCAAATATAGGAGGCACGATGCCCGAGAACCAGAGAAGCGAAGATCAAGCTCCCAACGGCCCGCGACACAGGGCGGAGCAGGATCCCGAGCAGCTTCACAAGGGCGAGACCGTGTACCCCCGACACCGAGCAGAAGACAACAAGGAGAACTAGAAAATGCTCAAGAAGACCATCCAGTACGTCGACTTCGACGGGAACCAGCAGACCGAGGACGTCTACTTCAACCTGTCCAAGGCGGAGCTGATCGAGACCGAGCTTTCCGCAGAGGGCGGCTCGTTCCGGGACCAGCTCCAGAAGATCATCGACTCGAAGGACCCGAAGGTCATCATCGGTGCCTTCAAGGACCTCCTCGGCAAGGCGTACGGCGTTCGCTCGGAGGACGGCAAGCGCTTCGTCAAGTCCCCGGAGTTGTTCGAGGAGTTCACGCAGACCGCCGCGTATGACGCGCTGTTCTCGGAGCTGGCTACGGACGGTGACGCTGGTGCCGCGTTCGTTCGGGGCATCATCCCGCGCGACCTGAACCCGGACGGCTCGGAGAAGTCGGCTTCGCAGATCGCTCGTGAGCGTTCGGAGGCTCAGCTCCAGGGTCACCAGGCCAAGAAGGCCGTCGATGCGACCGTCCAGCAGGTTCCGGACCTTCCCACCGTGGAAGCCGAGAAGCCTGAGGACCTCGACAGCCTCTCCATCGAGGAGCTTCGGGCCCGCCTGGCCGCTCGTCAGTAGTACCCCAAGGGGGATATCCCAGTGCTTCTATGGTTCTCAGCCTGCCGGAGGGATATCTTAAACGACCGCCTATACCTAAAGGCGCCCCACCTCGAGACGGGTCGAATTGCCTCTTGGTAAGGAGACCGTGGCTAAAAGCACGTGCCGTTGAAGTCCGGTGACTCGGATTGTACCCAGGTCGTTAAATACGTGGAGCGGGTTTTAGCGTGATGAATGGCAACCTAGTGCGGCTCACCCGTCTCACCCTCGCAGAAAATACACCTACTATAATAGGACCAACCAACCACCCCGAAAGGAAACATCATGACCGCCCTCAGCATCGCCAAGACCGCCGCAGGCCTCATCGCCTCGCTGGGTACTGGTGCCGTCGTTAGCAACGCCATCAAGGCAAGCATCCCCGCCAACTCGAAGACCATCCAGAAGATCTCGATCGGCATCGGAGGCTTCGTCTTGAGCAGCATGGTTAGCGAGATGGCCACCAAGTACGTCAGCGAGAACATCGACCAGGCCGCGCAGCAGTTCAAGCTCGCCAAGGAGAACATCGTCGTCATCCACCAGGACCAGACGGACGAGTCCTAACCATCCAACCGAAGAGACCCTTAAACAAGGTCTCTAAGGTTTTCTTTGTCTCTGAAAGGAGGCGACATGCATAGATATACGTACAAGTTCTCCTGGAAGGACAAGGACGGAGTTCTCCAGGTTAAATATCTGGACAACCGTTCTCAGGTGGAAGCCGAAGAGGATTTCGAGCGAACCTTCGGTATGTCTATCACTGGCGATAAGGTCTTCGTGAGGAGGCTTCGCTAGCAGTTATCTTTTGAAAGGAGAGAACTGATGAAATATAAGGTTTACACCGAGAACAGCGCCATGACCGGCTTCGACAAGATCGCCTCGACTAGATATCGACACGATGCCGACGCCGTTCTCAAGGGTTACGCGAACGGCTACATCGAGTTCAACGGCAAGCGAATTCACAGCAAGGGTCTGTGATGCGTCGCTACTACGAGAGAGAGGTTATCTACATCATGTCCACCAACAAGAAGAAGTACGGTCTGCTGCATTTCCTGTTCGATGTCTTCATGGTCGGGATCACCGGCGGCCTCTGGCTGCTCTGGATCCTGTTCAAGTTCCTTCGCAAGAACTCGTGAGCTACACGGTCCACCAGCTTAAGAGCATGATCGTGCTTGCTCGGAAGCTGGGATATATGGACGACGTCAAGCACTGGCAAAAGGAGCTTGACAAGCTCCAGAATGGGGAGAGCCAAAATGGCTGAGGAGAACATGCACGTCGACGACGGCGCCCAGGGGGAGCGAGTTGTCAAAGTGAACTACAGCGGCAACTCGAACAAGGCGCGCGACAACGCCAAGAAGGAGAAGCCCGAGAAGACGGAGGAGGCCGACGAGAAGAAGGTCAACAAGGTCATCAAGGGCGAGGTCGTCAAGCGGAAGAAGCCTCTGGGCCGAAAGATCGCTGAGACCTTCAAGGGAGACGACATGCACAGCGTCGGGAACTTCATCCTCATGGAGGTGATCGTCCCGGCAGCGAAGCAGATGATCTCCGACGCGATCAGCCAGGGAGTTGACCGTTCTCTCTACGGGGAGTCTCGGCGACGTCCCTCCAGCAGTGGCGGAAGCACTCGGTACACCAACTACTCGAGCTACAGCCGGTCTTCGAGCCCGGTTGGACGTGCTGGAGAGGCGGATGGCCCGAGAAACGTCAGTCGTCACTCGCGTGCCGTGCACAACTTCGACGAGGTCGTGCTGGAGTCCCGTGGGGAGGCCGAGGAAGTTCTCGACAGCCTCACGGAGCTGATCAACCGGTACCAGGTGGCCAGCGTCTCGGATCTGTACGATCTCGTGGGCGTGGCGAGCCAGTTCACGGACGAGAAGTGGGGTTGGACGGACCTTCGTGACGCTCGCATCCAGCGGGTTCGCGACGGATATCTGCTCAACCTTCCTCGGACGCAGCCGATCGACTAATGAACGAGAAGGCGCTTGAGCAGGTCTCGATTCGGACCGGCCTTTCTAGGGAGGCTTGTCTGAATATGCTCAACGGGGGCTGGGCCTATGTAGAACGCATGGGTCAGCCCCCACGATGGGAAAAGGCGGTGATTGCCCATGTCCATTGAACAGATGCGCGCGAAGATATCCGTCATGTACCAGGGCACCTGGGCGGATCGCGTGGCAAAAATGTCCGACGCTCAGGTCTACTCGATCTATCAGCGTCAACTCAACAAGGAACGACAGAAGGAGAAAATCTGATGGTAAACATCGGTACTGCGCTCATCGCGCTGAAGAACACGGAGCGGGCTCGGAAGCTCACTCTCGTGTCGAGCCGGGCGCTTCGTCCGGTCATCAAGGTCGCTCACAACCACGGTCCGGCCATCCTCACGGGTGCTGGCATCGTCGGCGGTGTCACGACGGTCGTCCTCGCTTCTCGGGCAACCCTGAAGGTCGAGCCTGTCATCGACGAGGCGGCTGCGGATATCGTCCTCCAGAAGGAGCGTGCTGAGCTTCTCAAGGATGGGGAGCGGGTCGTCACCGACGCGGAGATCAACTACGAGATCCGCAAGATCAAGATCCACACGGCGCTCAAGGTCGCGAAGCTGTATATCCCTGCGGCTTCCATCGGCGTGGCGTCCGCCTCGTGTGTCCTCGCGGCTCACGGCATCATGAAGAAGCGCAACGTGGCCCTGGTGGCGGCGTACAACGCTCTCGAGAAGAGCTTCGAGACGTACCGCAAGCGGGTCGTCGACGAGTACGGTGAGGAGAAGGACGCGGACTACCGCCGTGGCTTCACCGACGAGACGCGGAAGAAGAACGGCGAGACCAAGACGGTCACTTCGGTGAACCCGAACGGCATCTCGCAGTACGCGCGCTTCTTCGACGAGGGCAACGGCAACTGGAGCAAGACCCCTGAGTACAACCTGGTGTTCCTTCGGGCGCAGCAGCAGTACGCCAACGACCTTCTCCAGGCGCGCGGTCACGTGTTCCTGAACGAGGTCTACGACCAGCTCGGCCTCGAGCGTTCGCAGGCTGGCCAGGTCGTGGGCTGGGTCATCGGCAAGGACGGCGACAACTACGTCGACTTCGGGATCTACGACTTCGACAACGAGCGCAAGCGTGAGTTCGTCAACGGTCGTGAGCGCTCCATCCTCCTCGACTTCAACGTCGATGGGGTCATCGTCGACCGGATCTAGCTTGACCGCTAAGAGTCGGAGACGCAGGAATATGCAGAGGGTCGAAACGGCCGGGATTAAGACTTATCGGTTCTTCACGAACTCGAAAGAGGTCCATATCCCGGCCGCTAGCCTCAACGAGGCGAAGCACAAGTTCCAAGAACGCTACGGCTACTGGCCAGCGTAGATATCTAAGGGGAGAATCTGATGGGGGAGAACACCAACGTTCCGAAGCCGAAGCCGCCGGTGCGCAAGCCGGAGCCGAAGCAGGAGAAGAAGCCGTTCGTGCGTAAGGAGCACCTGACGGTCAGGCCGTTCAAGAATCACCCGGGTCTCGAGGCGCTCAAGAAGGGAGCGAGCAAGTGAACAAGAATATCGCTATCACGGCTGTTGCTGCCTTCGTGGGCGGCGCGGCTGTCGGAACTGGAGTCACGTTCCTCGTGGTCAACAAGCGAGCCCAGCGCAAGTGGGAGGCTATCGCCAACGAGGAGATCCAGAACGTCAAGGACACGTACAAGCTGCTTCGGAAGGAGCCGCCGTACGACAACCCGGTGACGGCCGTCAAGGCATATATCGACCGTGTCAACGAGCTCCAGTACCTCTCGGAGAACGCTGAGGAGGCTGCCGTCATGGCCGCTAACGAGGCTGCTGAAGAGGCTATCGACGAGGCCGAGGAGGCTGTCGAGGAGCTCAAGGAGACGATCGATATCGTCGAGGAGGGTCACGTCGATGAGTTCATCGTGACTGACGAGGAGGCTGAGGCAGCTCAGAGCCCCGTCGTCCGGAATATCTTCGATGAGATCCGTCGTCGATCGGCCGAGATCGAGTCCACGCACAGCCCTGAGGAGTTCGACGCTCTGAAGGCACGAGACGCTTCTGGTCCGTTCAAGATCTCCACCGAGGAGTTCATGGACGACGAGAATGGGTTCTCCAAGATCACCATCACGTATTTCGACGGGGACGACACCCTGGTCGACGAGCGTGAGGCGGTCATCCCGGATATCGATGGCACTGTTGGGCGCGACAACCTTCACCGTTTCGGTGAGGATAGCGACAGCAAGGACACCGTGTTCGTTCGTAACGAGAAGCTCCGCACTGATTTCGAGGTTGTTCGTGAAGAGGGGACCTACACCCAGATGGTCCTCGGTCTGCGCGACTTCAAGGACGACCGACCCAAGATCAAGAAAATGAGGGATGATGAGTGAGTGAAGGCACCCTGGATGACAGATATCTAGAGTGGATCTACGGACAGATCGGTGCTGTTCGTAACCGCAATCCCGCCAAGTCATATTGGCGTCTCACCAAGCAGCTGTTCACGGTGCCTTTTTATTGGTTCGTCCCGAACGACGATAACAGGGCCCTGGACGGCTGTGAGCTGAGGTTTGAGTTCATCGATGAGATGGGCCTCCAGGAAATGGTCGATCCCGCGTGGATGGCCATGGAGTGCTCGGTTCTCGAGATGCTAGTCGGTCTTGCTCGCCGCGCGGCTTTCGAGTCGTATAGCGAGACCGGCACCTGGTTCCGTATTTTCATGCGGAATCTTGAGCTGTACGGCTACACAGATGCAGTTTGGAGCACCGCAATTGAAAGGGAGGTGAACAATACACTAGAGAGAGTCATGCACCGGACATACCGGGCTAACGGGGTAGGCGGGTTATTCCCGCTCCGGCTTCCAGGCCGGGACCAACGGAAAGTCGAGCTGTGGTATCAGTTGTCGGCGTATTTGCTGGAAGGCGATTACATTGATCACGGGCCACCGCGCGACTCGTGAAACCGGGGAGGGAGGTTAAGTGGATTTCTATCGGATCAAGGAGCGGAACACCAAGAACAATGGAATAGAGATATATCCAGACTTCCGGATCATGCGGTCTCAGGACCTGATGATTCGAGGCAAGGGTTTCTACGCCATTTGGGATGAGGAAAAGGGCCTGTGGTCCACGGACGAATATGACGTTCAGCGGTTGGTTGATGCCGACCTGCAGCGTTATAAGGACGAGCGAGAGGCCTCTGTCGAAGGAAACGTGACGGTCAAGTACCTGAGCGACTTCTCTTCGAGCAGTTGGCTGCAATTCCGTAACTACATGCAGCACCTGTCTGACTCCAGCCGCGAACTCGATGAGAACCTGACCTTCAGCAACACCGAGGTGAAGAAGGGCGATCACGTAAGTCGTCGCCTGCCATATCCCCTTGCCGCGGGTGACATCAGCGCTTATGACGAACTCATGAGTGTTCTGTATGCACCCGCGGAACGGGAGAAGCTCGAATGGGCTATTGGCGCCATCGTATCCGGAGACGCGAAGCACATCCAGAAGTTCCTCGTTCTGTATGGCTCTGCTGGTACCGGTAAGTCCACAGTCCTGAATATCGTGCAGAAGCTCTTCGAGGGCTACTACACGACGTTCGAGGCTAAAGCGCTTACTGGTAACAACAACTCCTTCGCTACTGAGGCATTTCGTACGAACCCGCTGGTAGCCATCCAGCACGACGGCGATCTGTCTCGTATCGAAGACAACACGAAGCTCAACTCGATCGTATCCCACGAGGATATGGTCATGAACGAGAAGTACAAGCCGAGCTACACGTCTCGGATCAACGCATTTCTCTTCATGGGGACGAACAAGCCGGTCAAGATTACGGACGCCAAGTCAGGCATCATCCGTCGTCTTATCGACGTTCAGCCCACGGGTGAGAAGCTTTCGCCTCGGAAGTACCAGACCCTATATTCGCAGATCGACTTCGAGCTTGGTGCAATTGCGCATCACTGCCTGGAGGTCTATCGGAGCCTGGGTAAGGACTACTACTCCGGATATCGGCCGGTCGAGATGATGTTGCAGACTGATGTGTTCTTCAACTTCATCGAGGCCAACTTCGACGTGTTCAAGGCTCAGGACGGCGTTACCTTGAAGCAGGCGCATGCCATGTACAAGGAGTTCTGTGACGAGAGTGAGATCGAATTCCGCATGCCTCAGTACAAGCTTCGTGAGGAGTTGAAGAACTACTTCGACAACTTCGAAGACCGTGCTGAGATCGATGGGGCTCGTGTGAGGTCATATTTCTCTGGCTTCAACGCGGACCACTTCAAGAGCCAGACAACGAAGGCTGAGCCGCAGGTATTCTCTCTCGTCATGGATGAGGATGAGTCCCTGCTGGATCGCGACCTTCTCGACTGCCCTGCGCAGTTGGCTGGCCCTAGCGGATATCCGAAGAAGACCTGGGCCGAGGTCGAGACGAAGCTGTCGGATATCGACACGAAGAAGCTCCACTACGTCAAGGTTCCAGAGAACCATATCGTGATCGACTTCGACCTTACCGATGAGGATGGGAACAAGTCAGCGGAGCGTAATCTGGAGGCTGCTAGCCAGTGGCCTTCAACGTATGCCGAATATTCCAAGTCTGGACACGGCATTCATCTTCACTACAACTACCAAGGAGACGCATCTGAACTAAGCAGAATATACGAGGACGGCATCGAGATCAAGGTATTCACTGGGGATTCCTCCCTTAGGCGGATGCTATCGAAGTGCAATAACGTGCCGGTAGCGCCCATCAGCAGTGGTCTGCCGCTTAAGGAGAAGAAAGTGATCAAAGCAGATTCGGTCAAGAGCGAGAAGTCGCTTAGAGACCTGATCGCAAGGAACCTGCGTAAGGAGATTCATCCGGGTACGAAGCCGAGCGTCGACTTCATCCACAAGATCCTGGAAGAGGCGTTCCTCAGTGGGCTGAGCTATGACGTGACCGATCTTCGGCCGCGCATCTTGGCCTTCGCGAACAACTCGTCGAACAACTCCCTGTACTGCATCAAGATGGTGCAGAGCATGCAGTTCAAGTCCGAGATGGATCCTCAGGATATCGGTCCTCATGCGACCGAGTGCACCTGTGATGAGTGCAAGAAGCTGACGGACAGCCGGGTCGTGTTCTACGACGTCGAGGTCTTCCCGAACCTGTTCATGGTGTGCTGGAAGTACCAGGGCTCCGACAACGTGGTTCGGATGATCAACCCGGAGTCGCATCAGATCGAGGATATCCTTGGTCTGAAGCTCGTCGGCTTCAACTGCCGTCGATACGACAACCACATCCTGTACGCCCGACTCATGGGTTACGACAATGACCAACTCTACAAGCTCAGCCAGAAGATCATCTCGGGTTCTCCGAATGCTCTCTTCCGGGAGGCTTACGACCTTTCTTACGCTGACATCTACGACTTCTCGTCCAAGAAGCAGTCGCTCAAGAAGTTCGAGATCGAGTTGGGCATTCCGCACATGGAGTCGAGCCTTCCGTGGGACAAGCCAGTTCCCCCGGAGAAGTGGAAGCTCGTCGAGGAATACTGCGTCAACGATGTGAACGCGACTGAGGCCGTGTTCGAGGATCGGAAGCAGGACTTCATCGCTCGGCAGATCCTGGCAGAGCTCTCTGGGCTGTCGGTCAACGCCTCCACGCAGCAGCACACCTCGAAGATCGTGTTCGGGAACGACAAGCGACCTCAGGAGAAGTTCGTCTACACGGACCTCTCGGAGGAGTTCCCCGGATATAAGTACGAGATGGGCAAGAGCACTTACCGTGAGGAGATCACTGGTGAGGGCGGATATGTGTACTCGGAGCCCGGCATCTACCACAACGTGGCGCTGCTGGATATCCAGTCCATGCATCCGACGACGATCGAGGTTCTGAACCTCTTCGGCGAGTACACCAAGAACTTCTCGGAGCTCAAGGCTGCTCGTCTGGCGATCAAGCACGGTGATTACGATTCGGCGAAGCAGATGCTGGGCGGTAAGCTCGCTCCGTATCTGGATGACCCGGCCAACGCGGAGGCTCTCTCCTACGCGCTGAAGATCGTGATCAATATCGTGTACGGTCTCACGTCGGCTCGTTTCGACAACTCCTTCCGTGATCCTCGGAATATCGACAACATCGTCGCTAAGCGTGGCGCTCTGTTCATGATCGATCTCAAGCACGAGGTTCAGGCACGCGGTTTCACCGTGGCGCACATCAAGACGGACTCCATCAAGATCCCGGACGCAACTCCGGAGATCATCGAGTTCGTCATGCAATATGCGCAGGAGCGTGGGTATTCCTTCGAGCACGAGGCTACCTACGATCGGATGGCTCTGGTCAACGACGCGGTCTACGTGGCGAAGACTCAGCCTGGCAAGAAGCCCGCATATTGGACGGCAACTGGTGCGCAGTTCCAGCACCCGTATGTGTTCAAGAAGCTCTTCAGCCACGAGCCGATCGAGTTCCGTGACTACTGCGAGGCGAAGACGGTCACCACGGCCCTATATCTCGACTTCACCGGTGTGGAAACGCCGATGGCGCTCGAGGACGGCGAGATGCACTTCGTCGGTAAGGCCGGTCTCTTCGTTCCGATCAAGCCTGGCCATGGAGGTGGTCGACTCGTTCGGGAGAAGGATGGGAAGTTCTATGCGGCAACCGGAGCTAAGGATTACTTCTGGCTCGAAGCGGAGGTCGTGAAGGAGCTTGGTAAGCAGGACGATATCGATCTGTCCTACTACGAGGCTCTGCTGAACGAAGCAGTTGACACCATTTCCAAGTTCGGGGATTTCGAGGCGTTCATCGATGAGTGATGTGCAGAACCAGGTCAAGGCAGAAGTTCCGGCCGAGACCGCAGAGTCAGTCGACCGAATGCTTCTTATTCAGGAGCAGGTCGGTAAGCCATGGAGTGAGCAGAACACGGCTGCGAAATATCTTCGCAAGCTGATGGTCGAGCACTTCAAGGCGAACGTGGAGGACGTTGACGCCTTGTGGAAGGACGGTCTTGAGCCGCCCCTCTGCGAGTCGGACTTCATCATCTACGGGTAGTACCGAAGGGGCATGCCAGAGAGGGCCCGCAGTCTAGGAATGACTAGGCTAGCGGGCCCTCTGGGGGAATGGGGGATATTTACCAATGTACCACCACTCTACAGGAGAAATGCAACAATGAATCAGGCTCAGGCTATGTACGCACAGGCGTCTCAGGAATATGGCGTCGCTAGTAAGTACAGGTCTAACTACGAGTTCTGGAAGATTGTGCTGGGGGCTCTGTACGAGGAGATCGATATTCACGCCGATCACCTGGGGGAGTTCAAGCGACAGGCCAGGCAGATTCGGGGCCGTATGCGTCGCAACCTTCGCATGTGCAAGAAGATCAAGAAGAGGGCTGACCGGGCCCTCGAGAAGTACAACCGTTGGCTGAGGAAGGAGAGCAATAACTGATGAGCGATACGGATAATCCGACTCGCAACGTCTTCGAGAACCAAGAGAAGACTTTCCCGACCGTGCCTGTCACCATTTTCGTTGGTGGTGAGAGGAAGGTCGTCGGCTTGGCGGCTTACGTCGAGCATGAGGGACACGTCCATGTGAGCATGGATATCGACGGGCTCACGGGTGATGAGATCCGGTCCTTCCTCGGCGATGGGATGACCGCTTTCTCAAGTGAGGTGTTCGAGGAGAACGTCGAGAAGGCGCCTGTGACGAGCATTCGGCACGAGTCCCACAAGCCTGCAACCAATTTCGGATTCCCGGAGCCTCCGGGTCCGATCAACCGTAGTGAGTAAGAGCCTTATTCGTTACGTGCTCAGTAGTAATGTGCGCGTGATGAAAATGCGAAAGCTCATCTACATCTTGGGTGCTCGACCCAAACCTGGGTCAATTTGGCACAGCCCATCGCTGTCCTTTATTTATGGGTACCACAAGAGATCACACAAGAAGGAGAACAACTGATGGCTTCGAATATCACGCTCGAGGGCGTGCGCATCGCCTTCCGCAACTTCAGCGGTAAGGAGGGGCAGTACAACCGTGAGGGCGACCGCAACTTCGCCGTCATCCTGCCCAAGGACGTTGCTGACGACATGCGCGCCGAGGGGTGGAACATCAAGCAGCTTCGTCCCCGCGAGGAGGGCGATGACCCGCAGGACTACATCCAGGTCTCGGTCGGCTTCAAGGGTCGTCCGCCGCGCATCGTCATGATCACGAGCCGTGGCCGGACCAACCTTGGCGAGGACGAGGTGAATATCCTCGACTGGGCCGAGATCGCGAACGTCGACCTGATCATCCGCCCCTACGAGTGGACGGTCAACGGCAAGACCGGCATCAAGGCATATCTGCAGTCCATCTTCGTCACCATCGAGGAAGACGAGCTGGAGCGCAAGTACGCCGACCTTCCCGACAGTGCACAGAGCGCTGTCCAGACCCCGAACGACCCTGATGAGGAGAACTACCGATGAGCATGGCCAACCCGACGACGATCCCCGACCTCGCGATCCAGCCGAGCCCCGCAAGCCCGACGGATATGCCGACGATGAAGATGTTCCTGAACCAGTCGGGGACCATCCGGAAGTTCAGCCCGATCCAGCAGGACGTGGACGCTGTCCAGTTCCAGGGCTGGTCCAACGCGTCTCGCATCTTCGGATGGATCGATGGCGTGATGTACGTGCCGAAGGGTTTCGACCACGCGCTGCGTCTTCCCGAGGAGTTCGACCCGAACACGCGGGCTCTCCACCCGGAGGCGCCTGAGTTCCTCTCCGTCAAGTCCGGCGGTCAGGAGTTCCGAGTCGACCTCAACTTCTGGCTCGTTCGTCTGGCCAGCGGTGAGATGCACGTGTACAACAACGATATGTTCGCCTCCATCTTCGCGGAGTCGTTCGATGCGGATCGGGCTTACTCGAACCGTTAAGTGGTAGAGGTCGTCGGGTTGGTCAGGGACTTCCTGGCCACCCGGCGCCTCGCCAAGGCATCACCTAGAAAGGGGTATATCTGATGCTTGAAATGTTCTGTGGCGCTCTTGTGATGGGCGTCGGTGTCATCGTGGGGGCCGCGCTGACGCTTTCTGCTCTCAGCCCGAAGCGGGGTAACGGGGGCACGGATGACGATGGTGAGCGTGCTCCGGTTCGCAAGCTCTCCAGCAACAAGCGCCAGGAGGAGCAGTACGAC